CCTAGTCCGCCATAGCCATCGCTTTGTGCTTCACTACCATCGGAAGCACCACCCCCTGTGTGACCGCCGCCACCGCCACTATTTGTTCCGGGATCTCTTCCAGTTTCCATGCCTAGCCCAGTAGCAGATCCCATCCCCGGCCCAATACCAGCACCTGCCTTAGAACTTCCTAAGTCTGCGGCACTTTGTCCACCAGAATATCCAAATTCTCCGGGTCGAGCAGTTTTTCCTACATCAAATGTTGGAGCTTTTGCAGTGTCAGTCCACGTTTTTGTCTTGTAATCAAACGCACGTACAGGAACCGGTAATCCGGTTCTTGAATCTATTGATGTTGCAACCCCGCTAAATGCGCCTCCATACCCACCAAAAATACCCCCTGTTCCTCCTGCGCTTGTATCCCAACCGTATAAGTCTGTAGCAACAGCAGAAGTTATATTTGGTAAACCATACGTAGCTTGAGGAGACAAACCCATAGCAACAGACCGTGCAGGGCCATACGTTGTTACAGTAGAAGATAGTAAAGCATTTGTGATTGCGTCTTTATAGTCAGACATAGAAACTATTCCGGGCGGACTTCCTATATTACCACTTAGAGTATAACCTTCAACGTTAAATCCAAGAGCACTTGCAATTTTACCCCCTATAGTATCGGCTGTCGGTTTAACTCCTACGAGTTGATTGCCCAGTAAACCTGCACTATAATCCTTGTTCTGAGACTTTGATGCTATATCCGTCAGGTTTGCCATGTTAAGCTCATACCCAAGCTCCGACAAAGGACCAAAAATTCCGGGCATCATTGCGCCTATCGCTTGTGATGCCCCCGTAGCTCTAACTGTTCCTGTTAAGGGATTTAATGCAGTAGGAAAACCAAAGTAAGATTCTACTCTATCAGATACATAATCCTTTATAGCATCTACATACCCCGATAGAGAAGAGGTAGCGGGTGTAGCGGAAGGAGCGGAAGGAGTGGAAGGAGTGGAAGGAGTGGGAGTTGTCGGTGCACTATCTTCACCCCCCACATCTCTTTCAACTGTTGTACCAACTTCGGCTGTTGCAGCGGCTCTGCCCGTTCCTATGGGACCTATAGGAAACCCCCTGCCTCTTCTACCTCTAGGGGCAAAACCCCCCTCTACACTTCTTATAGTGTAGGGAAGCACTCTCAACCCTAGTGAAGAATAGTCCGCCATTTAAATGTCTCTAGCCTTTACTGCCGCGTTGTAGTCGTCTTTTAAGCCTTTAAGCGTTTCCAGTGAAGTTATCTTCCCCTGCAGCCGGAACACTTCCAGTTCCGATCTGGCCCCCACCAACGCCCGAAGCGTCATCTGGATTTGCTCCTGCAGGAGCGTTTCCAGACTGTTCCATGCTTCCTTGTTGGTCACCAACGGGCTGACCTTCCGGGCCTGTTCCTTGTTGAGCATTAGCTGCTAGTCCTTTCAGCATTTCGGCAAAGATTTGTGCTTCGTTTACATCGTTGACCAAGCTGTCAGGATCGATATCCTGTGCAATTGCAAGTTCGCGCATCAAATTAGGTATCTTGATGAACGGTGCCAGCATGGGGTTGGATACGGTCTGTAGCAGGGTGGTTAGTCTCTGACTACGAACTTCTTTTTGCATCACAGCAGCAACGCCGCGAGGCTTAATTTCTAAATCACCTTCAATGTCTGGTGCATCTTCGTTAAACTGCATGTTCCATTGAAAATACGCTTCGCCCAGTGGCTTTAGCAGTGCATCATCAATGTTCTTAATTACAGTCTTTAGGGATAAGCTTGCGCCACCTAGAAGCATTGATAAGCCGGATGCTGTGCGTCCTGTACCACTAACGCCTGTCTGTCCGTGCATAATAGAAGGCAGTCCAGTCTCTTCGTCAGCAAGCTGTCGGCTAATCTGATACATCTGAATGTTTTCAGGTGCTGTATTAGGAAACTTTAAGCCGTTAACTGCCGTACCAGATACCCCAGATTGACGACGAAAAATCTTGCCGGGGAATATATCCATGTTCTGTCCGGGAACCAAGCTTGCTTCATCTACGTCAAGAACTAAGTTACCAGCAAGGGCTAAGTTGTCGATTGCCATCCGAACGTGACCGTTCATCAACATCTGTGCATCTTCCATGTTTTCTGCTACGCCAACACCCCACATTTGATAGGGGTTAATTTCGTAAGGGAATACATGAAAAGGGATACGAGCAGGGGTAAACGGATTTAATACGCAGCGAATAACTTCATCCCCGCAAATCCATACATTGACCTGTACTTGATCCATCGGCCCCATACTAACGGGTACGTCCATACCGACTTCATTAGCCATCTTTGCGTCTAAAACACCCCAGTATTCTAGAACTTCAAAACGATTTTCTTGATAGTACGCTTCCGTTTCATCTTCACGAATAGTATCTTCATAGTATTTATCTATGTAGTTTGAGCCTTTTGCAATTACGTCTTCGATAGCTTCTTTGTAAAAGTATGGATGATTGATAAGCCCACGAAGCTGCTGCCTATTCATACGGTGTCGTTGGATGACGTATTCCGCGTCTTCTATGCTTGTTGCAGAAGGATCGGGGTGAAAGTCCCATACAGAAACGTGCTCTAAACGAGGTACGATTTTTTCGTAAGGATTGTACTCCCTGTTTCCTTCTTCGTTCTTTTCCCACCTGTGCACACGCTTGTAAAAGTTAAACGGTCCTTTTACAATACCTGTACCCAATAGTGCAGATTCAAAAATAGCACTGCGAAATACATTTACAGCACTGGTATCCAGTAGCTGATCGTGAATTTGCTTTTCCATGTTTAGGGCGGCTTTTTGAGCAGGGGAAATCTGAGGCTCCCCCATTAAAGCCGGACCTTGTGCTAATGGTGCACCGTTATACCTGTCCTTCAATCCACCTAAGAAGTCTCCTGCAGGTGATGCTTCCAGTGCTCCCGGCTCTAAGGTTCTACCATCGCCTTCATACCCATAAGGATCAACAATATCATCTAAGGGCGTTTTTAAGTGAGCGAATTCTGCAATACCTTCAGGCACAGGTGTAGGTTCGATAACAAGCGGAAACTTTTTATTCGCAAACAAAATGTCAATGATCTGCCCGTATGCAGCAAGAACTTTTGTTTTGGTAATCTTGATGAATACCTTTGAACGTTCGGTTTCACGATACTGTGTTGTAGAATCGTAAATACCTCTGAAATTCTTAAACGCTTTTAGCCAACGCTGTTCGTAAGCGTAACGCCCGTTTTCAGAATCTTCAAACTTTTTGCGAATATAGCCAGCAAGACCCGGCATATCCCCTTCAGGATCAATAACCGCTACCTGATCATCATCTGGTGGTTGTAGGAAATTTTCAGACATAGGTGTCCTTAATAGTCGCGTTCTTCAGCCAATTTCATTACTGAAGGATCAACTGCTTTCTTTGTCATCTTCTTTGGCATGTCTTCAGTCAAAACACCTTGCTTTGCTTTGGTGTCGAACTCAAGACCTTCCCGATACAGTTTGTTGCAGCCCATCATGTCGTCAACATTAGTTTTGTCGCTGTTCATAATGTAAGCTGGACCCATATTCATGTTCATGGTTTAGTCTCCCAATTTATGGTGTGTAGGAAATGAAGCCTGTTGCATCTTCCCCAGAACGAGCGGCTCCTCTCGCTTGGCGTAATCTTTCTGGATTAGAAAGAAAAGAAGTAGGTACGTTTTGCACAGCATCCGGTACCCTCTGTCTTCTTTGAAAAGGTTCACTTTCTGTAATCTGTATTCTTGGCAGGTTATTTGTATTTGGCTGTAAAGATGGTGCAGGGGGTGCAAGAGATGGCACTGTAGGGGCGGAAGCTGCACCGGGTTCAGGCTGTCTTGCACGAGCGGCCTGTATCATACTAGGTTCTTCAGGAATTGCTTGTGCAACTGAAACAACGTCACTAGGAGCAATCGGAAGAAACTCTGTAGCCCCTGCTGCTACTCCTGCTGCACCAGCTATTGGAGCAGGTAATCCTAATGCTTCTGCTTGTTGCGTAACTGCGCTACGAGTTTGTTCTGCAGCGATAGCAGCCATACCATAGCCAACAGGGGGTAAGATAACTTTTAACGGCCCTTTGAGTGGCTTTGCCATGTTAAGAGCCTTTGCAAGAAAGTCCTCGCCTGATGCAACTTGGGCTGCTTTCTTTTGTCCTGACCGCGCTTCTGCAAGTTTACGTTCTGCTTCGACGATCTCTGGTGCACGTTCTGCACGTTCTATCATCTTAGCTTCTGCTGCTGCAGACTTTTCCTGTGCAGCTAGTTCGGCTGTGGCTGCAGCCTCTGCAGTCTTTGCTGCCCGAAGCTGTTCACCCTGTGCAATCTCTTCCGGTGTCGCTACTCTGGTTTCTACAGGTGCGCCAGACGGACGTGCAAGGGCTTCTGTTTCTGGGTAGTCTGCGTTAAAATCTTCAGGTAGATCTAAGCGAAGTGCTTCCCCCAATCCTTTTGCATCAGAAGCACCGACAGCATCTGCCATCATTTTTTCGTAGGCAAGAAGTATTTCGCCGCGCTGCTGTAAGCCACCAATGTCTTCTACATCAGTATAGTAGCCTGTCATAACTTTGTCAAGTAAACTATCGCCCCCACCTTTGTGGCTGATAATTTCACTTGCTAAGTCAGGACGACCAAGTTGGTTTGCAATGGCAGAAGCAGTGATACGTCGTAGATCTGTATAGCCAGAAGGTTTAGTTAATAGCTTGTCTTGTACTTCTTTTGGTATCTTTGGAAAAACGTGTTTCTTTAAAGCTGCAGATATCTTTCCTGTAGACATATCTGGAAAGAGTTCGCCTGTATCTCCTGCAGCATCGAAACGACGATCTAAAATTGCACGAAGAACTGGACCTGCAGGTTTATCTGGCCCTTTTCCTTTACGACCCCCGCCTGTAGCTACTTCTGGATCACGAGCGATACCTGCTTCTCTGTCGTAGTATGGACGTGCAGGACTAACTCGTACTGCAAGGTCGCGGCTTGTACGCATACCTGCTAAGTCTTCTCCCCGATAGCCAAGAAGGGACGCCATAACAGCATCCCTTGTAACTGGATCAGGAATATCGCCTATGCCTTCCAAAACCGACTGGAGAACTTCTGGCGGTATGGCACCTTTTGCAAGTTTGCGGGTGCCTTTTGCAGCACCTGTACGAGACAGCTTTAAGTCGGTTACATTTGTTGTTGCTGTTCTAAACGGACGAACAATATTCTTTCGTATGTCGTCGCCAATACCCCCTGTCGGTGACTTAGACAATTCTTCAAATGAATCGAACGGCTGATCTAAATCGATTTCTTTTTTAGATAGCTTTGCAAGGTTGTTTGAAATGCCCAGAGTATTACGGGCAGGACCAATTACCTCACGAGAAAATGCAGTATTAAACTTGTTGTAAAATTCTTTTGTATCGTCTAGTTCAGCAAGAAGGGGTTCATTAGGAACACCATCATTATACATCTTTGCAATAAAAGCATCACGGATAGTATAGTTACCCGTGTCGATACGCTGCTTTACTTCTTCTAGGGAAGGGATGTTACCATCAGGAAACAGGTTTGTTTGTACCTGACGAAAAGCATCTACAACCTTTTGTTCGTTTTTGGTTAGTTGTGCCATTGATTAGTATCCGAATACTTCGTCTTGTGCTTTGTACACGTGGTTTTTGATTGCACCTAGTTGTTGATGTATTGCAGAGTATCCACTCATCCGTGTCATCACCATGTATCGTAGTGCGTCGTATGCGTGGTCTTCAGCCTTCGTGTCTACGTCTTCGCTATTCGTTTTTGATAGAGGTATTCCCGCAAGCTGCTTAATGGTATGCTGGCAGGTAGAAAATACTCGTAAGCGTGGTTCTTCTGTGTACGGATCATTGCCTAATCTTCTGTGGATTTCCATCTTACCTTGAATACGGTTACGATCAGATGGCGTCCAGCGTACACCGCAACGCATCATTGTTTCTGCTATAGATGGGCCGAAACCTGTTTTGTTCCAACAAGACGAATCCAAAACAGTGTAGTGGGGTAAAGGATCTAATTCCTCTACTTCTAGTATTCTATCAGCTAAATCTTCTGCTGTCAAGTGTTTTGCGTATAACTCACGATAGACCCAAATATTATTATCCCAATCAATAGCACCCCAAAGAACTGCAGACGGGGACGAATAGCCATAGTCCGCTGCTCTAATGCGAGGCCAATTGGTAGGTAATTCGAAAGGTTCGACAACGTGTCTACTCCGTGAAAACTCTGGGAAGGCCGCTCCCTCTGCCACATCCCAATCCCCCTCTAGAAGTCTCTTCCGCTCAACTTCTGGGAGCGAACGCAACATGGCTTCGTATTGTCCGTCAGCCATGAGGTGGGGATTATCAGTCAACCGTGCAGGAACAAACTTGCGGTAGAACAACGGCTGACCTGCCTTCTCGTGACCTTTAGGCCACACAAAGGGCTTCATTGTATCTATGTCGTACGCAGCAAACGCTTCGTTTTCTGTGCGTGAGTCGATGTACATTTTCTTAACCCACCAGCCACCGACGCCGCCGGGGTTGGCTGTACAACGCATGTATAGATTGTTTTGAAGTTCAGGATCTGTGGAACGTAGTCTAGAACGTAAATAGTCCCAGACGTAAGGGGTTGGGTATTGGGTTATTTCGTCTATGCCTATCCAGTTAAACGCCTGACCCTGAAAACGGGTTACGTCTTTATCCCTGTCTAGGTAGGTAAACCAAATCGTGGCACCTGATGGAAAGACCCACGTTGATTTTGATTCGCGGAACTTTGCTCCGGGGAACGCCTTTGTATATAGTTGGCGTGATTTGTCTATCAGTTCGGTTAGTTCGTCGAGGGTGCGTCTTAGAAGAAGACCCCGGTGATTGGGATTATGGCAATAGCGTAGGGGATCAGCAAGTAGAGCAAATGACTTACCACCGCCAGCCGCTCCCCCATATAGGACATCTCGCTCACCCGCTGAAAGAAACTCTTCTTGAGGACCGGGGTTAGCTTGGAAAACAACTTCAGAATCACCAACAAGGTCGGAAACGGATGGGGGTAGAACGGCGAGATCTCCCTCATCGATGACGTTTGTTCCTTTTCCAGTGACTCCCTTTTCAACTCTTCCAATTGTTTCTTCCAGCTTTCGGGCATAACTTCTTTGTGCTTCCGCTTTCTTTGTAGCTTGTGTAGCTTTCTTCCTTGCGGCCCGTAGACGCTTCTGTGCCCCACGACGGGCACGTTCAGCGGTGGACAATTGATAGGTTCGTTTAGTCTTTTTCGGCTGAACCGTTTGCTTTTCTGCCACGATGCTTCCTTGCTTGCCCAATCAAAACACTAAGTTCTTTTGAAAATTCTGTTCCGGTCATCCCGTCTGGTACACGGATAGCATCTCCACGACGCATAGCTTCTTTGATTGCTTCCTCTGCTGATAGTTTAATCAGCCCTTCTTTATCACGACGAATAGTGGGAGCAACGTACTCTATGTCATCTTGTTCAAAACTAATGGTGCGAACAGTTTCGTTTGCATATGTAGCTGGGGTAGATGGGTCCATCGCTCGTGCCAACCATGCTGGACGTTCAGCCATCGATAACTACCCCACCTATGCCTTTGAGCCGTCTGCTTTTCTGCCACGATGAACCTTTCCACCGTAGTTGTAAGCGGGTGTACTGCTAAACATACCTATAAATGCACCTATACCGGGTATAGACTTCAAGCCTATGCTTTTTGCAATGCTTGTGGCTGTCTTCGGTTTCAAGTCTTTTAGGATATTCTTTTGTTCGTTTATGTAAGCAGTTCGTACTTTACGGTCTTCTGTACTGAGGTTAGAAGGCTTAATTTTTTGTAACTGCGCCAAGCGCGTTTCTGCTGCAGCTTTTCTAGCCTTGTTTCTTCCTTGAGAAGTTTTCTCTTTACGGGTTTCGGCACGTTGTCTCTGTATATCCCTGCTTCTGTTACGCCGCTTATTTTCTTGTCTCGCGCTAATAGCTTCAGTAGCAGCTATTGCTCCTACCGCACCAGTCATTGCTCCAGCGTATCCTAACGCTTCTTTTTCTTTTCTACTAAGTTCCATCGATAACTACCTCTACCTATACCTTATAGTTTGCTCTGCGTCCGCGACAGGCTTTACCACCGTACTTCATATCTGTACGTTCTTTTGGTGCGGGTCTACGTGCAGGGTTTCTTTTGGGAACTTTCATTCCCAACTCTGTGCTATAACCTTTTGTTGCGCCGGGGTGTGTTAAATCTGTCTTAAATTTATTTGCTTCAGCCCTACGCTTTTTCATAGTTGTTTCTTTTTTGTCTTTTATATTAAGCATAGGCTGCTTAACTTTTGCGTAGGTTTCTGAATCAAACTCACGTAGACGAACATCTTTGTTGATAAGTCTGTTCCGTGACCTGTCTTTTGGTACAGCAGCTATGTTTTGGTTCTCTACAATCTTATCATAAACCTTTTTTTGTTTATCAGTAAGATTCTTCACTTCAGCAGCAGTTATCTTACGAAAGCCTTCATTAAACTTTGCGCGAGCCTTATCTTCATCATCAAGAGCCATCGATTACGACCTCTTTCTTCGGTGGCAACAGGACTACGCCGTGCACTGCCGTTACATTGTGATTGATTTGTTCCTGCTTTGCTACGCCGACGCGATTCAAAAGCGACTCAGCGGCTTTGAGGCGCAGGTCATCACCTCTTTCCGGGGCGGGGTTATCTATCGTCTGAATTACACGGTTAGCTGCCTTCATTGCGTTGGTAGCTAGGATGGTTTTGGTGCGTTCGATGATCTCATCTGCAAGTGTGGACTTGAGCCACGCTGCAGATCCACGAGAATACCCTGCATCGATGGCAGCAGCAGTTACCTGACCGCCATTTTCAAATAGAAGTTCCAAGAACTGTTCCTGTTGCGGGGTCAATTCCTTCTTTTTGTGTGTCTGGGGGAGTAGATTCATCGTTGTTTTCCAAAACCGACTTACAGCGACTACGTATTACAACTTCGAATACCTGTCGCTCGTAAATGTACGTTGCCATTTCATCGTTTCGCAACATACACTCTTTTTCTGTGGGGTATGGACCTTCTGTGTCGCGTATTTCACGGCACAAATCTGGTCCAGTAGCTAGGCAGACAAGAATCCAAGATTCAAACATGTCTGATTTCCTTTTTTATGTTGTGGGAAGGTTAGTTTGTAGCCTCAAACCCCTAATGTCAAGCATATTGTGTTGGTTTTTGCCGGGATGTGCTAAGTAAACCTCTGCCCACATCACAAGTATACCGTCTATAACTATGTAAGTCAACAAGAATATACCCATAGGTTATCTTTTTTACTAAAAAAAATAAATTTGCCTACGAATATTCTTGACAAATCGGAAAATTACCTATACAATGGGGTTAAGACCCCCCGGGAAATAACCCATTACCCCCCGGCTACCCCTACACGTCGGTTTCATACCCCTTCGGGATACCCCGTTGGGGTCTTTTTTTGCCTAAACTCCGCCGGGGTAACCCGCCGGGGCACCCCTACACGTCGGTTTCATAGCCATATCGGTAACCCCTCAAATATAAAATTGCTGTCGGGATTGCATACAGATACCGGTACCCCCCGGGTGGCCCTTGTGTACCCCATAGGGGCGTCCCCCATTGCCAATGCCGTGGATCACCATCGACAGACAAACCCACAAAACCGCCGCGCATATTTTCCCCGCCTATATCGCGCCGTTTGTTTCTTTTTTTTAGTCCCCGTTGACACCTTGCCCATATAGAAAACCTGCACGGCAAGCCGTAGAGGTCAACATAACACACAAAACAAACACCCCCGACGCTGGATTTGTCCCGCAATATCAAACCCAAACCGGATATTTCAGGCGATAGTCAAAAAAGAACCCCGCCGTACTAGCCAAGCGGGGTTAAGTTGGGAGGAAATGCGTCGGTTTCGTTAGCCGGTTTCGATTTCTTCAATCGCATCTATTAGAAGATCGCCGATTGTGTCTTCGTTATCTGTCCCGCCATGAACCCGTTTTAAGTGCAACAGGTTGTGTGCTTTCAGCGTTTTGTAAACATCGACGAGATTGAAATAAGCATTATTACTAGGATCAGTCATTTTTTCCTCTTCTCTTGAGTTACTGCCTGAAGTCTTCTTTTGCATGTTCCCAGAGCGTTGCAAATAGGCACCAACAAGCAATCAAAACCCATGCCAGCAACACTAGCATGATCACGTTAGCTATTGTCATCGCTGGCCTCTTTAACTGTCAGGTTAAGCCGTGCAATGGTGCGCGGGTTGTCGGTTGCATGCGTGTAATGATCAAAGCCCAATGTTCGAAGCAGTGTTTTTGCCGCCGATGCCTGTGTTTCGAGTGCTTCAATAGACTGCAAAATCAGGTCGGCTTCTACTGTGGTAATGGCAACCACGCGCTTTGCGTCGGTTTCGAAATTGTCTTTATTCAGTGAAATTGTGCTTTTCATAACGTCTGTTCCTTTTCGTTGGTTTAAGTGAGACTGGCAACACCGCGCTGCCAGCCCCAATATTGTTAGTCGGTTTCGGATTAGCTTGCAAGCCGATATTTTGGCAAGCGATATCCCCGCCGGACACTAACGATTTCGTAACCATGCCCCCGCAACCGATGAATGGCGTTTTGCACCGCCTTTCTATCGCACCCAGTTTCGCGGCAAAGCGTGTTGATATTGACGCCGTGTTTACGACTGGCAAGAGTCCGATAGATTCGGGCAAGCTGAGAATTCGGACGAAACGGGCGTCTATCTTTGCCCCGCTGCCCCCGCGTTTTCTGCCGCGACTCGTCGGCTTCACCCGTGCCGAATTCACCCCGCAATTTAGAAAGCAGTTCCTGCCGGATATCTTGCCGGACAGCCGACACAAGTTGGTTGCAAAGCTCTTGGATGTGTTCGTTGTTGGTTGTCATTTTATCGGTTTCCTTTCTTTCCGATTAAAGGATCATTAGAAGAATAGTTACAAGCACGATGATCCAAACGAGCTTGTAAATGGTTGCGATCAGTTCTGCCATATTATGCCGCAAGCCCCTCAAGATATAACCATGACGGCGACGTGATAACGTTCCGAACATCGTCGTTGCGTTTACGCTGCACCATGTGTTGGCTGGCTGTGTTCTTGCCAGTCTGCCGGTCAACACCATCTGCCCCAGTCCATGTCACGTTTGTATGGGTTGCCCAATGGGTAAGAGCATTATAGGCCGCCCACATGGTTGAACCCAGTTCCTGCTTTTCCGCATTGAATTGGTGCATTAGGTAATTGAACAAACGTTCGTTGACTGGTTTAACCTTGCCTTGTTCGGCTGCTGCCCCAGATTTATAGCAAACAGTTTGCGCCAAGATATCCCCGAATTGTTCATCGGATAACTTAGCACCCCGCCACAATTGCATCTGGTCAAGCTGATTTTCCCACATAGACAAACCCATTGCCGCCTTGCTAATCAATGCGGTTGGCTCAAGATTTTTGGTGTGTTTTGATTTTTGGTGGTAAGCCTTTTCCCCGCCGAAAACTAGCGTATTGCGGCACAGGTCACGATAAGCCCCACTGAATATCTGGAAAGCCCAACTCATATCAATACTGTTGAAGATATCCATGCGGCAGACAACGTTATCCTGCTTTTCACCGACGCCATGCTGCAAGTCTAAAAAATGCACAGTCCGATGAGCACGCAGCCCCCCGTCGTAGATTCGATCCATGACCGCAACGTTACTGGTCGGCAAGTCGGTTGCACCCAAGACATCGGCATGGTTGGCAAATAGTTCATCATGCGGCACAAGTTTATAGCTGGAACCGACAGGTCGGGTCTTTAACACTTCCCCAGTTGCCGTATTCTGCAAAGCCGAATAATCGGGCATCGGCTGATACTCGTTCAATTCGAAATCGCTATAATGTTGAGCGGTTACCGCCTCAATTGGCACCCGCTGCACCGAACCCATATCTTTAAAAATAGATATGTCGGCAATGTTGTTGTGTTCATAGACGGCCGCGCCGCCATCGGTTTTGTATTCAGGTTGGATTAAATCAAACATGTCCGTTTTCCTTTCGTTGATTGAACATACCATATTTAAATCAGAAATTGACTGCACGGGCAAATAAAAAATGCAGATAAAAAACGGGACGGGAAAAAATCCCGCCCCGCCCCGATGGATCAGCCCCCAACTCAACTGATCCGATGATGCCACCGCCGCCGGAACCAACAACCGATGCGGCATGGCACCCCAAAAAACAAAGATAGGCATTGACAATATTTTAAGCATAGCCTGACAAAATTTGTTAGTGGGTTTGAAATAAAACCTGCATATCTTTTGCCGCCCAGCATATCGTACAGGTTGAACACGATTCGGTTTGCCCCGTTTGTTCTGGACAGATTACAGATTTGTTTTTTGCTGGCTTGATTAAGTCGGCACTGTTCGCGCTAAACTTATAATCGGGTGCGTTGCTAAAACGAACAGCGAATCGGTCACCATAGCCAACCTGTACAGCGCGAATAGCCAAGCCAATATCACTTGTCGGTTTATATCCGGTAAATCCCCAGATAGCTAAATTGTCAAATTTACGCAACAGTTCGCCCCATAGCAAAACATATTCTTTAGAATAGAAATCGCCCAGAACATGCAGCCGGATAATCACCCCGCGATAGGTCGCGCAAAGTTCCGCAACTTCTTTTTTCAATGCGGTTTCAAGTTCAAGGCCGTGCTGGATACGATGCCCAAACATCATATTGTTACCATAGCAATCATCCCAGTGATAGCAATAGCGGGGACAGGTTGCCCGTTCTTCTAATGTGAGGGTATAAATCACATATCCTTTAAACTTGCCCTTTTTGATTACGGGCAATTTATCTTTGCTTAGCTTTTTATTTTTAGACTGTTTCAAAACCGATTTGGATTCGGCAACTGTGCGGCGGCTCTTTGGGTACATAGTCGCGGCGGGTTTGTTTATATCTGCTTTTTTCATTAGCTATACACCCCGCTCAGCATAACAACACCGTCACCACACTGGCACGAAACAGGCGCGTCGGTTTCAATCCAAACACGCGCACCACATGATAATGGTTTATTAGGTGAATAAACAACAGTAGACGCACCGCCAATATCTACACGGTCGGCATAAATATTGCGCTTGCTAGTTTTAACTGTAATTGCGGGGTCGGTTGTCCCGTTCTTTTTATTTGCACGAATAACGTGCTGATTAATGTGAATTCGTTTTTTCATCGGTTGGTTTCCTTATTTTTTACAATTTCAAAATCAAGGCTTCCATCTTCTGCCAGTTCTGCGATATAGTCAAGCACATCGGACAGAGTTACTATTTCCCTTTCGAATTCTAATCTTATTACAACTTCAATCATCGGTCGGTTCCTTTTCGTTTGTTGGTTTGCAAACGTTAAGGATAAAATCCGCGATGGTCAAGCGGTTTTATTTTGGCACCCTGTTTTTTTAGATAACATTTAGGACAGTAAAATAAACTATTTACATAAACCATTGAGGGTTCACCGCAATCATAACACGGATAATCGCGGCTAAGTGTTGTCTTGTTATTTTTATTTACAGTATTTTGGCTGACAAAATTCATTGACAAAATCCCCCGTTAAAATTTAGGTAAATAAAGTCTGCCATCTAATAATGCGGCTGACAATATTTTAAGCTGACAATTTTCTACAGTGACATCCCTGCCGTTCCACTCACCGTCGCTGACAATATTACGCAATCTTTTGCGTTCTAGGTTGACATTAATTAAGCGTGGATCGCTTGCCATGTCAGGGTACATGGGGTCTATGTACATGCTCATCGTTTGTCTTCCCAGAAGTTATCCCAAGTTTCCCGCATCAATTCGCCAAGTTCGTTGTCAGTGAAATGCGCCATCAAGTCACGGTGTGGTTCCATCTGTTGCATAAACTCACCGACAAACTCACAGCCACCGATGATTGATCCGGCAATGTCAAACCATTTGTCTTCGTTATCCATTGCCAATGCTTTCATCTTACCCATCGTTACACCTCGCCTATGTCGTGTATGTCATAATCAAACGTATCAATGTATTCTGAAACAATCAACCCATTTATCAACGGGTCTAACTTGAATGCTTCGATAGCCAGTTCCTTTGCTTCATCTTCGCTATCCGCCCCAATAGGTACACGGGCTGAAACCGACGCAACAACATCAACTACAAATTTTCTTTTCATCGTTCGCTTCCTTCATCATCAGTTCAGCAATTCTATTAGAGACAGGACGATTGCCTGTCAACTTGATTCGTCCCATGCGGTCGTACACAGGTTCAATCTCTAGGATTTGTAAGTCCCGCTTCAGTTCCTTGAATGTCGGTACGTTCATCGTCGGTTTCCTTTATTATCTGTGTTGACATTTTGTCCCATTCGCCACGCCGCATACGAAACTTCTTGTTTTGTACTGGTGTGCAAATGCGAACCCACTTGTAACCGACAACAGCCCACACGAGCCGTGTGCCGGATACTGGTAATCTCATGTCGAAGAAATCCACGCGGTACAGCTTGGCGTTGTCCCACGCGGCTTCTTTGGGTCTAGCTACGTTCATCTAAATTAAACTCAAACTTTAGTTTGTCCCGTGCATCTGACAACTCTTGCAATGCATATGCTGACACACATTTGATACCACCCATGTCAGGATATAATGCCAAGTCCAAGACATCATCAAGCCACTTCTGTACCTCAATTACAGCGCACCGTTGTTCCATAGACAGTTTACCAATACGGTTTCTGCGCTGTATGCGTTCCTTTTCCCGTTGGTTTTCCCAATGGGCTATGCTTTCATCGATTGCCATGTTCTCTAGTTTTTTAGCCATCGTAGTCATCTCCCTTGTTACGTTCCTGTAGTTCATCTACATCCACACCGTCACAGATATATGAATAGTCATAGTTGGGTACGTTGAACAGCTTTACTGTGCCATCCTCATTGCGAATGTAGTCATCCAGTTCGTAGTTAAATACAGCGACAGGCATATCCCATACGATTACGCTATGATTTATCTGAATCATAGTATTCATCATCAATCTCCCTTACAGTAGTTGGTCAGTACCATCAACGCCCATCAGGTTCATCACATCCCTAGTCAGGCTGTCAATCAATTCATAAACATCATTGACAGGCCAATATTCTAGCGGTTCCCATGCGTTGTCCTCAAAAAACTTATCTAACTTTTCTTCAGGCCAGTCTGCCCAATCATCAGGCAAATGTTGGCATAGGAAGTGTCCAGACATTCTAGCAAATATTTGTTGTTCAGTCATCTTAGCCATCGTTCGTTCCTTTCATTGATTAACGATACATAACCAATATCGGTTATCAAACAGGCTGTCAACAAAAAAAGAAACGGGGCTGGAAAATTAATTCCAACCCCGCTCCCCAACCAACGAACGAAACAACCTTACGCAACCTCGTAAGGTATCCCTAGTTTTAGCACCACCTGTTTGTGTTCGTCAAGCCATTTTTTACATTCCCACCGACTTTTTCCGACAAACAATACAACGTGACGCAGATAGTCTACACAATCTTTTGACTTCACCAATTCACGATCTGTCTCACCAATACGCACGGATGATACAGGAACACACAAAGACCACATGTAGTCACTGCGTTCGACAATTTCTATTTCAAGTTTTTTAGTCTTCAAGGATTTCATCTGATTCTTCTTTCAAAGCGTCTAAGTAAATATCTATGGCTTCCCTGATTAGGTCAGCTACTGCCACTTGTTCTAGGCTTTTCTTCTGCATCTCTTTAGCAAAAACCGACAATTCATCAAACTGTTTTTGTTTCATCAACAGAACGTATGTCTTAGTCGGCTCATCTATCTTTGGTGGTCGAGCCATCCTTCATTTCCTTTTTAGATAGTTTATCCAATTTACTTTTCTTCTTATTAGGTATAACCTGTTTATTATATTTTCTATCCCCTAATAGTTTAGCTATAGGGTTTATTTTATTATATGTTTTCATAGTAGGTTATCCCCATAGGGTATGTTAAATAAATAGGTAGCACGGCCTGTCAAGTCGTGTCAACCAAAAAAATGCAGTTGACAAGGTTTGATGTATCGATTATTCCTTGTGACATGAAATCACCGAACTGGCTAAAAGGTTATGTTGAGTCGCTGGACATCCAGCCGTTGGGACGCTATCGGTCTGACTGCCCTGTGTGTGGCAAGTCGAATACGTTTAGCGTAACCGACGATGGATTGCAACGCATGTGGTTTTGTTTTCATGCAGACTGCAATGTGTCTGGTCGTACCGGTATCACACTATCACGACAACATGCAAATGGTGTATTCAAGCGGTCACAGGCAAATGTGCCTGTTCCCCGTACTGGTAACACTTACGAACTGCCGCCGACATTTGTTAGTCTTTCTCGTAACTTAGACGCTGAACTTTATGTAAAACGTGTACACGCATACGATGCATACCTTGCTGGTCGTGCTGACATTCGGTATGATTTTAAACGGAACAGGGTTGCATACATAGTCAAGGCTGACAATAAAATCGTAGATGCAGCAGGACGTTCCTTAGATGGACGTAATCCGAAGTGGTACAGATATAACAATGCGTCTGTTCCTTTTGCTTGCGGTGACAATAATACAGCTATAATTGTTGAAGATTGTGCAAGTGCATGTGCAGTCAGCAACTTAGTAGCTGGTGTGGCTTTGTTGGGAACCAACTTGTCAGATGAACACGTTGACTTTTTATCCAAGTACAAAAGGGTTTTTGTCGCGCTTGACAAAGATGCAACCGACAAAGCACTTGACATGGTGAAGATTCTATGTAGAAAAATACCGACAAAGCTAATGGTATTAAGTCAAGATTTGAAAAACCTAAACAACGAGGAACGAGATGAGTTCATACGATCCCATATCAATAGATAAACAGATACTTGGTTTCTGTCTCAACGCTAACTTCTTTGGTAGTGTCAAGAACATTATTGACAGGACAATGTTTGAAAAAGAGATGCGTGACATATTTGACACGCTGACATATTCGCACACCAAATACGGAAAAGATTTAACTATCAATGAGTTAGCTAGTCTATTCAATGATCGCAACCCTGCTATGCCAGATGCGACTCGCAACAAAGTACAAGAAACTATTGCAACCCTAGATGTTGGCAACGCTGACAATGCTGACTTGCACCTAGACTTGGTACACAATTTCTGGTTGCGTGATCGTGCGAGGCAGATAGGGGAAAAGGCAATTGAGATATTTACAGGCGACAGTGAAGAGTTCGGTGAGTTGCGCCGCCTCATTGAAACTGTAGAGGATGGTCGCATCAGTGACAAAACTACCTACACTAAAGTTGAAGATGATTTGGATACCTTGCTAAACGATGAGGCTGGTGATCCAGACTTCCCTTTCGGCTATGACCTGATCGCAGAGAATGTGACAGGTCTAGACAGAGGTAACTTAGGTATTTTGTTTGCACGTCCTGAAGTTGGTAAGACTACATTCTGTTGCTTCCTTGCCGCATCGTACATCAGGCAAGGGTTCAAGGTTGTATATTGGGCGAACGAGGAACCAGCCCCAAAGATTAAGTTGCGTATCATCCAATCATACTTTGGTTTGACACGGGAAGAGATGGTCAGAGATAGAGTCAGCCTGTCGGTTAAATACGCCGATGAGATTGCCCCGTTGCTTACCATCATGGATTCAGTTGGTACGTCGGTTGAAGAGGTCGATGAATATGCCAAGCTGAACAAGCCTGACGTTATGTTTTGTGACCAGCTAGATAAGTTTCGTATCGCAGGTGAATTCAATCGTGGGGATGAGCGGCTCAAGGAAACCTATGTGTTTGCACGAGAAATAGCTAAAAGAAACAAGACCTTAGTGTGGGCGGTTAGTCAGGCAAACTATGAGGCACACGACAGACAGTGGATTGACTATTCTATGTTGGACAACTCACGCACGGGCAAGGCTGGTGAAGCTGACATCATTATTGGTATTGGCAAGACAGGGTCTAGTGAGGTAGAAAATACCGTACGTCACATTTGCATATCTAAGAATAAGCTGAACGGGTGGCACGGTATGATCAATGGTCAGATAGATATAGAACGCGGAATATATTACTGATGGTACACAGAAATACATTGCGTAATCGTAGACTGCGTGAAAGCAGGGGGCGGTGGCTTGACATATACAAGCGCAATAAGGGCTGTGAGATGTGTGGTTACAACGCTGATGCTACTGCATTGCAATTCGATCACATAGATAGGTCAACTAAAGTAAACTCTATATCGAACATGCGGCATTTTAATTTATCTACATTAATTCAAGAACTTAGAAAGTGTCGTATACTATGTGCGAACTGCCATCACATACATAGTAATAAGCAAAGGAAAGAAGACGAATGAACATCCTGACCTTCGACGTGGAAACAACCCACATCCATAAAGATAGTGGCGGCACTACTGCCCTGCCATACTTTGGAAACCGACTCGTATCCATCGGGTACAAGCGTCTGTCTTCACCCTACATACACTACCACTGCTACTACCACGCAGATAGGCAAGCCCACGACTTTGCTCCTGAATTGTTTCAAGATGCACTTGACGAAGCCGATGTAGTTGTGGGACAAAACATAAAGTTTGATTTATCTTGGATACGGGAGTGCGGGTTTATTTACGACGGTGACATTTATGATACGATGGTGGCGGAATATATTTTATCGAAAGCCCAGCGTTGGCCTCTTGGACTTGCTGCTCTTGCAGAAAAGTATGACGTTACCCGCAAGGAGAAAGACCTTGTTGAGCCGTATCTTAAAAGCGGTAAGACATTCTACGATATACCGTGGGAGATAGTAGAAGAGTACGGTAAAGCTGACGTACTTGCTACAGAAGAAATTGCAGTTAAACAGCTTGAAGCCTTTGGCACTACCTTTGAGGAACTATACAATGCAGCGGACTTTACTACCAACCTTGAGACTGTCGCTTGAGATGACAGACGTTCTGGCTCGTATGGAGCAGAACGGATTGAAGATTAACTTGGATACCCTAGAAGATATCCGACAGGAATACCAACAGGAAATGGATGAACTTGAGGTTCGCCTAGAACGCCTTGCACGGGATGCTATGGGCGACACCCCTGTCAACCTGTCTAGCCCCGATGACAGAAGCGTGTTGCTCTATTCACGGCGTGTTAAAGATAAGAAGACATGGTCGCGTGTGTTCAACTTGGGACACGAGATGCGCGGCAACACAATGAAGCCTAAGATGCGTACACGGATGAAGCGCGGCGAGTTCAAGTCTGCCGTAAAGAACATGACTGAGGTTGTGTACAAGACACGGGGTCAGCAGTGTGATGAGTGTAAGGGTGAGGGTCGGTTTCATCCACGCAAGAAGGATGGCACGATAGGAAAGGCTGTTCGTGTCTGTCGGCGGTGTGACGGGGCTGGTGTTCTTTACATACCTACACGGGAAGTAGCCGGATTCAAGCTGATACCCCGTGACCCAATGGATACGGCATCGGCAGGGTTCAAGACCGACAAGGCCACATTGGAAAACCGACAAACCGACTTGTCTGGTGATGCCCACGAGTTCGTTGTAGCCTATGTGCGCTACAGTGCGTTGCGTACTTACCTGTCAACTTTTGTAGAAGGAATGAAAAATAATGTTGACGAAAATAGTTTCATCCATCCAGAATTCATGCAGTGTATTACGGCGACAGGTCGTCTTTCGTCTAGAAATCCTAACTTTCAGAATATGCCGCGTGGAAGTACCTTCGCTATACGGAAGGTTGTCGAGAGCCGCTTCACGGGCGGTTTTATACTTGAAGGGGATTACTCGCAACTAGAGTTCAGGGTGGCTGGTTTCCTGTCTAAAGACGGACAAGCCTACATCGATGTGAAGGATGGTACAGATGTTCACAGCTATACTGCAAGTGTTATCGGATGCACACGTCAAGAAGCAAAGGCGCACACGTTCAAACCTTTGTATGGCGGTGTCAGTGGTACAGAAAACCAGCAACGCTATTATCGTGCGTTTAAAGAAAAGTATGAGGGCGTTACTGAGTGGCACAAAGAACTGCAGAAAGAAGCAGTGCGAACCAAAGTAATTACCCTGCCCAGCGGCAGACAGTATGCTTTCCCATCTGCACGTTGGACTGAGTGGGGTACAGCTACAAACCGTACGGCTATCTGTAACTATCCAGTACAAGGGTTTGCAACAGCCGACTTGTTGCCAGCCGCATTGGTTCGCCTAGATAAGATGATGCGATCAAGAAAATTAAATTCTGTAATCTGCAACACCGTGCACGATTCGATTGTATTGGATGTACACCCAGATGAAAAAGAGGCTTGCATCAACCTATTAGCCTATGCTATGCAGAGTTTACCTGAAGAAACAGTTAATCGGTATGGTGTCGAGTATGACATGCCTGTCGGAATAGAATTAAAAATAGGCAAAAATTGGCTTGACTCAGAAGAAATAGAACTGTAATATCTATCTACAACCCTAGAAAAAGGAGCATGATCTATCATGGATACAGGGACAGACGTAATGAATATTGACGATATGGACGCAATTGTTTCAGCATTTAATAACGACGATGCTGAAGCCCTAATGGAAGCAAGCGGTCAAGGCGGTAATAGCAACCGTCAGGTCGGTTTGCCCCGCATTAATATTAACTACGATGCAGAGACTGAAGATGGTCAGACCTTGCCTCGTGGTGCTTGGAAGATGTACCTAGATGGTCGGTTTATCTACGCCGAAAAGGTTATATTCCGCCCTATCTTGCGTACCTTTGAGTACAGTGTGTGGGATCAGGAAAGCGGCACGTTTTCATCTAAGTCGGTACAGAAACCGACGCTTTCGGGTATGTTCCCAGACACAACTGGTGGCAACAAGTGTGGTCGCTTGACCCGTGAAGAAGAAGATCGTCTGCCAAAAGACGATATTGCCTACCTAAACTCTCGTGCCGTTGTTTGTAATCAGGTTCTTTATGGTAAGATATCTGGTGACTTCAAGACAGCGGACGGAACCGACGTGAAGATTGAAGACCAGCCAGTGGTTGCGTACTTCAAGCGTTCCGGTTTCAAACCCATCAGCGATTTTATCGGCGGCTTGTCTAAGCAAAAGAAGCTTATGCAGAAGTGTGAAATCTCCCTTACTACACACCGCCATAAAAATGGTAGCGTAACTTTCTGGACTCCTGTACCAGCACTGGAGAAGGAAGTCGATATCACAGATCAGGACAAGGAACTCATGGGCTTGTTTGCAGAGACTGTAAAGGGTCACAATGAGAACGTTATGAATCAGCATCGTGAGGCTGTTAAGCTTCTTGCTGACGATGACGACATCGATCTGGCGGCGGACTTCGAAGATGCTAACGCTGCTTAAAATACAAGACTACATGACTAAGGCTCTCAGGGGGGAAACTACTGTCTCCCCTGAGACTCTTTCTGCATTTCAAAAAGAATGCAGCGACTCTGTAGTTAAACAACTTACAACTGAACGTGGTGGTTACCGTATTCGTATGTCGGGCTTGGGTCGTCCTCTTTGCCAACAGGTGTTGGATAAACAGGGCATCAAGGAAGAGATGGAATACAATACCCTGTTCAGGTTTATGTTCGGTGATCTAACCGAATCTATCATCATGCTAATTATGAAAGAGGCGGGGGTAGACATCGTTGACTACCAACGTGCTGTTGAATTGAAGATTGGTGATGAGGTTGTAAACGGAACCCTTGACGTTATCATCCGCGATGAGATGGGCGTTGAAAAGGTTTGGGATGTCAAGTCAGCCAGTGATTGGGCATTCAACTATAAGTTTACAGGATTAGGCGGGTATGAAAAGCTAAAGGAAGATGATCCCTTTGGCTATCTTATGCAAGGATTCTTGTATGCCGAAGCAACCGACATGCCGTTTGGCGGGTGGATTGTCGTGAACAAATCCAACGGGCAGGTAGCTATTGTTGAGGTTCCAGACTGGTCACAAGATGACAAAGAAGCATACCTGAAGGATGCAGCAGAGCGTATCAAGTTTCTTAACAACCCAGACGTAAAGCCATTCAAGCCGTACAAGGCTGTGCCCGAAACATACAAGAAGGATGGCGAGATTGTAGAGACTGGAAACAAACTACTGCCTAAAGAATGTAACCTGTGTGGTTACAGACACCATTGCTGGCCTAATGCGATCTTGCACGACCGTGTTACGTCACGGGCGAAGAATCCACCACAAGTGTGGTATTCTAGCCTAAAGAAGAAAGACGTGTGATGCCGTACTTGTTTGTTAAGAACTATGAGGTGGATCTGATGAGCATGAACAAAAGCTTGCATCATATCTACATCGAGTCGGCTTCCAAGTCTGGGGGAGAACGTCGGGTAGCCCAGATGCGCTTGCATGAAAATGGGCTACCCCTCACTCTTGTGAACAATTATAGCAAGGATGGATCTCTTCAAGCAGAAACTGAAGTGCGAGACATGCGAACTGTAGAAGAAGAATTACAGAAAATCAGTAGAACAGCATTTAGCGGGGCTTATGTATGTGTGCCGATGCACCCTTTAACAACAGAACTTACCAACATCGAAAGACTATCCCCAAAACTGGCAGGGTACTTGATAAAAAGATTTCAGTCGATAGGATTAGAGTTTTGAAAAAAGCGGGATACAGATCACAGTTCGAACTTAATTTAGCTAGGATACTTACAGATAACAAAGTTCCTTTTGAATATGAAAATTCTAAATTCCAATATATTCCCGAACCCCGTAACTATACACCAGATTTTTATCTTCCTGAAAGCGACATATACGTTGAAGCAAAGGGACACCTGACCAAAGATGACAGGGTAAAGATGCTGCTTGTAAAGAGGCAGCACCCTGAGTTGGACATACGATTTGTGTTCCTAAGAGCGTCGAATAAGATTTACAAAGGCAGTAAGACGACGTATGCTGCATGGTGTGAACGGTATAAATTTGAGTGGGCAGAAGGTACGATACCCACAGATTGGTATAAAAAATGAACGACAACGACGAATTTAATCAGGCTATGGAAGCAGCATCCCTATTACCAGACAGGTATTACATCATACTAAGACCGACAGGTAACGGCGAATTTACCTTGTCAGCATACGATACGACAGGTAATACATATGATGACGATGAAGATTTCAACCCTGCTATGTTGATACAGGAAGGCGCAATTGATATGATACGACTTCATACAGATGAACTGTACGATCAAGGTGTAGCGTCTGTAAAGTTTCGTCTGGCAGGGCAAGAGATGCTTGATGAAGCAGAGGTTGAAGACCCCAAGCTTATCAAGTCGGTTGAAGACAATGTGATTAGAGTGGACTTTGGTACAGAACAATGAGACACGAACAATTTATGAAATCTAAGATAGATGTAGGTAGCATAGAAGACTACCCGCCATCTTATGATCTAGCAGAACAAGCAGGTAAAGAAGCGTACGGGGGTGTAGATCTTGTCAACAGTCCGGCACACTACAATCAAGCAGGTGTCGAGTGCATTGAAGCAATCGCGGCGGCGACAGACGATGGGTTTCAATACTACCTGCAAGGAAACATCATCAAATACCTCTGGCGGTACAGATACAAAAACGGAATCGAAGACCTTAAAAAAGCCCAGTGGTACCTCAACAAACTGATCGAAACAACAGAGAAGGAATAAGACATGAGCAACATGCTACCAACACCATATCAACAATTCATTCACAAGTCACGCTACGCACGTTGGCTAGACGATGAACAACGCCGTGAAAACTGGGACGAGACTGTGGATCGATACGTCGGTTTCATGGACAATCAGATTCAAGGCAAGTGCGGTATCAAGCTAGATAAAGAAACAGCAGACGAACTGCGTGAAGCTATATTAAGTCTCGATGTCATGCCATCTATGAGAGCAATGATGACAGCAGGTCCGGCTCTTGCTCGTGACAATATCTGCGGCTATAACTGTAGCTACATTCCTGTTGATAGCCCCCGTGCGTTCGATGAATGTATGTATATTCTGATGTGTGGCACTGGTGTCGGGTTTAGTGTGGAGAGAGAAAATGTCGATAAACTTCCTGTGGTTTCCGACAACTTTAATAAATCTGACATAACTATAAAAGTTGCTGATAGTAAACCCGGATGGGCTAAATCTTTACGTGAACTAATTGCGTTGTTGTATGCAGGTCAGGTACCAAGCTGGGATGTTTCTGAGATACGGGGAGCAGGTTCACGTTTGAAAGTGATGGGGGGACGTGCAAGCGGACCACAGCCGCTGCTAGACCTATTTGATTTTACTGTTAGTATATTCAAGAAAGCTAAAGGGCGTCGGTTGTTTCCTATTGAATGCCACGACATCATGTGTAAGATAGGCGAGGTTGTAGTTGTAGGTGGCGTACGTCGTTCTGCACTGATTAGCCTATCTAACCTAAACGATGATCAGATGGCTCATGCCAAGTCGGGCATGTGGTGGGAAAATGAAGGCCAACGTGCACTGGCAAACAATTCTGTAGCGTATAAAACGAAGCCAGAGATGGGTACGTTTATGCGTGAGTGGCTTGCCTTGTATGACAGCAAGTCCGGTGAGCGTGGTATGTTTAACCGTGAGGCGGCAGACAAGCAAGTCGGTCGTAACGGACGCCGTGAGCAAGGTCACATGTGGGGAACCAACCCGTGTTCTGAAATTATCTTGCGCGGCTATCAGTTCTGTAACTTATCAGAGGTTGTGGTTCGTGAAGCCGACTCGTTGGATGATCTCAAGCGTAAGGTTCGTCTTGCAACTATCTTGGGAACCCTACAATCCACCTTGACAGACTTTAAATATTTGAGGAAGATATGGAAGGACAACACAGAGGAAGAGCGTTTGTTAGGTGTATCCTTGACTGGTATCATGGATCATCCCGTGCTTTCAAAGAACGTAGACAGCAAGCGTTGGCTAGAAGAAATGCGACAAGAGGCAGTCGATACGAACGAGAAATTTGCCCTCATGCTTGGAATACCACAGAGTGCAGCAATCACCTGTGTAAAGCCATCGGGTACTGTATCTCAACTCGTGGACGCAGCTAGTGGTATTCACGCACGACATAACGATTACTACATCCGCACAGTTCGTGGTGACAACAAAGACCCCTTGACACAGTTCCTTATTGAGCAGGGACTTCACAACGAACGTGACATGATGAAGCCTGATAGTGTTACCGTGTTCTCGTTTGCTATGAAGTCACCAGAGGGTGCAGTGACACGCACACAGATGACAGCTATTCAACAGCTAGAATTGTGGAAGACGTATGCAATTCATTGGTGCGAACACAAGCCTTCTATCACCGTTACTGTAAAAGAAAACGAGTGGATGGAAGTTGGTGCGTGGGTGTATGAAAACTTTGACGTGGCGTCAGGGGTATCGTTCTTGCCTCACAGCGATCACACATATCAACAAGCCCCGTATCAGGACATCGAACCCGATGAATACCTAGAATGGCGCGAACAATACAAGGATGTTGTTATCGACTGGAACAAGTTGACAGAGTTTGAAAAAGAGGATAACACTACTGGATCTAGAGAACTGGCATGTACTGCTGGTGTGTGTGAAGTAGTGGATTTGAACGCGGCATGAACTGTTGGCATTGTAGTTACAACTTGACTTGGGGCGGTGACCATGATACGGATGATGATCCAGATCATTCTATGGTCACCAACCTTAGTTGTGCCAACTGCGGCTCGTTTGTTTTAGTCTATTTACCTAGAGAAGAAGATGATACAAATAAAAATAACTCCTAGCATCATTGCCCGTGCCAAAAAGAAAGCCGCCTCTGTAGGTAATTTACAGGGCAGCATAACGGGCAGTCTATCTAATGTTGTCGGTGCTATTGGTGAGATTATCGTACAGGATTACACTGGCGGTATCGAAGCCAACAGTAAAGACTTTGACTTGATGGTAGGAAACCGACGTGTTGACGTAAAGACTAAGCGGTGCAACACAACCCCTTCACCTAACTATGATTGTTCTGTGGCGGCACACGGTACGAAACAAGACTGCGATAGCTATGTCTTTGTCCGCATCCTTACCGATCACAGCAAGGCTTGGATATTGGGAGAAATACCCAAAGCAGACTATTACAAGAAGGCAATCAAATATCGGGTGGGTGATGTTGATCCTGCCAACGGCTTTGTTTTCAAAGCTGACTGTTATAACCTAGCAATACAAGAACTAGAGACTGTCAATGGCAAAGAAGCAGCATAAGGCTAACCTATTTCAATTTACAGCGTACTTGAATCAGGATGGAAACGTGGAACTCATGTGGGATGGCGTACCACCTAGCGAGTTTGAATCCGCAATGAATAAAGGGATGCCAGAGTATGAAGGTGCACACTCAATAGCATCCCTGTTAAGGTATCTCAGATCGATGGGTGATGAAATGATGGAGAAATCCAGTCGGTTTATTTAGACTTTTTATGCACCTTCTGTATTTCAAATCTTGCACGAATAGAAGACCCCTTATGCCGCTTGTATCCGGTTGAGGGGTTTTTCATTAGCTTATAGCTGCCATCACGTTGTTTCATCCAGTGATAGCCTTTAGGAGCACGTACGTATTTAGTTGCCACGCTTCTTTGCCTTTCCGCCGTACATCATCTTGCCAACGCCATCTGCTGCATAGAACGGAACTTTCTTTCCGTCCTTTTCTACCATTTTTAGTCTTCCGCCTTCGTTCATGCCAACACGTTGCTGTGACGTAGGCATAGGTGCCGCTGGCATCATCGGAGACATACTAGCCATAGGCTGTTTCTGTTGAGGAGAAGACATGGTGTTGCCCCCCATCTGCATTTTCTTACGAGGTTTGGTTGCCTTGCCACCATACATCATAGGTTTACGGGTATTTCCCCCGTACATCATAGCTTTGCGCTGGCCGTTGTGATACTGTTTCATCATTTCATCCTTATTCAAATATTGAGGGTTGTTTAAAGTCTTCTGATCGTTTTCCGATCTCTGGGAAAAGAGGTATGCGAACACCTTCACCTACAATGGCGTCGCGTCCAGTTACAGGAATTCCCTTGTCTAAATCTGGATAGAGGGTAAATGCTCTACCATACTTATCTTCCATAGTCACGGGTTCTGGTTTGCCAATTGTGTTTGCTGTCTTAGCGTACGATGCGACTAGGATATTGTAGAAGTCGGCTTCCCGCTTTGCAGTCAAAGGCTTTCCTGTACGTACCATTTCAAGGAACATGCCCCCCAATTCAGGATCAGAAAGAATGGATCGAAGGGTGTTGTACCTTTTGTTCCTGAACTGCTGTAACAATGCCTCACTGATAACATAGCGAGGGCTGATAACCCCACGATTAATTGCATAAAACCGACTTATGTACGATTCCATACTAAATGAACGGGGAACACCTGTAATATCAAACTGCCCACTTTGGTTGGTTACCTGTCTGTCAGCAAGAAGCTTAGAAGTGGCATCCCAAACTTTATAACGCTTTTCACCAATTAGCTGCTTGACAAGGGCTGCTTTCTCTGGATCGTTAGTTCCCAGCATCCGCTGCAGTTCATCCAAGTCAATAGCCGATTCAGGAATGTTTGTTCCATCAGCGATCATAACCCGCTTGTCGGTTGCCTTAAACGTTTTTCTTTCTAAGGCATCTAAGTAAACATCTGCAAGTATTCCGTCCACCTCTTCGTCGGATACATTTAGCGTCTTTTTAATCTCGCGTCTGACAGTAGATAGTTGCAACTCTCCGCCACCAATCAACCTATCTGCGATTTGATCTGCAGGAATACGAGCACCTGTGTAGTTTTCCAGAATAGAGACTGCTAGTTCTTTTTGTTTTTTTGCTAACTTTGCAGGTTCTAGAGTCTTTGCTAGTTGGGTTTGTATGTCACTCTGCACCTGATTCATTGCTGTGTCAAATGCTTGATCACCTACCGTCTTACGAGAGAAGCCAATAGCGTCGTCAATGACTGTGCCTATGTCAAGCATAGGCTTCATCTTACCATCTGCACCGCGCATAACAAAGATTTGATTTAGGGTATCGGCTTGTTTTGATAGTTCTGCCGGAGATATTTTACCTTGAGTGCTAATAAAGTAGTCCGCTATGGCTGTCTTTACTGTGGCTGTTACAGCGTTTGTCATGTTAGTTCCTTCAACAAACGTGTACTGCGGCAACCCTGTAGCCGGATCAATAACTTCATCACCAAGAGTACGTTGCAGGGAATCAAACCACGATTTGCCCTGTACATTTGGGTCCATATTACTGACCTGCTTGACGTTAAACCACTCACGCGGGTTGGTACCGTAACGTATACCCAAAGGGTTATTTACAGACACGTCAACGTTGCTTCTGTTACCCCAAGACATCCATCTAGGCACCTGTGCCTTTTCATCCATGTCGTACCAGCGGGACTTGAACTTAGCCCACTCTCTGTTGGCTTCGTTTAGGGCATCTCTCACGGGCACAATATTTGTTTGCCCTACATCATCTGTAAAGGTGACATTCAAAGAGTTTATTGATGCACGATTGCCTTCAACGTCTATGATTTCAAACTGATCAAACTTGTTATTTACTGCTTCTTCTAAAGTCTGAAGGGTATTGGCTCTTTCCAAGTTACCCGACTGACGGGCAGTAAATCTCATGTGACGAACTGCTTTGTCCAACTCCCGAAGCTGATTGAAGGACATATCAAATATATCAAGAGTGCTGTCTAGCTCCCCGGCTGCTTCACGCATAAACTGTACAACTTGGGTTTGATCACTAACACCTTTTCTAAACTGTTTACCTTTAGATTCAAAAGTTTTCTTTAGATCAGAAACAACTTGTTTAACCGTCTTGTCGGTTCCTTCTGCAAGAGAAGCAAAGAACGGATCAGATAAGGTTTGAAAGGTTTGATCTAGAATGACAAGGTCACCCGGTCTAATTGTTTCTCCGGTAATTTTAGGTAGAGGCAAGTCGGGTAGTCCCGTAAATATGGCGTCGAATACGTCGCTTACATTTACGGATACAGTGCCATCCAGAGCGTTTCCTGCCTCATCGACGTAGTTGCCACCTTCTAATACCCCGTACATACGCTGTGCTTTTACCTTGTCAGCGGCATGACCACTTTCTAAAAGTGCAGCAAGTAAACTTCCTGAATCATCGAAATTCACAATTTCTGCAGCGTTGCGTCTTCCCGCTGCTGTCACTGTTGGTCCAACAGCCCCGATTACAGCCTTTTTAGCTTGTGCTTCACTAGCCAACTCTGAACGAAGGGTATCAGCGTGTTTAGCTACTACGGCTGCAACCTTATCTCGTGTATCGTTTGCTACCTTGTCGAATTCTATCTTTGGCAAGTCTGCAGCATTGATTAACTGCTGGTCTTGCAACCGACCCATAGCGTCATCAAAGCTACGTACAGTATCGGGGCCTAGCTGTTGACCATACTTTTGACTGTTACCATCGATCAGATCTAAGTAGTATTGAACACCACGCTTTTCTATGACAGAAAGATCTGCACCTAGCTGATCTATAGATTGTTGCCCAACCTCAATTGATCTCTGTACCAAACGGAAGAAGTCTCCTTTTGGCGTGTCTCCCACGCCGCCTTCGATACCTTGAAGCACACCTCTAAGTTCTGCAACCAATGTGCGTTGAGCGTTTAGAGCTTGTTCTAGTTCCTTTGTAGCAAGTGATCCTATTTGCTTTACAGAAACCTTGCTACGACTCAAATCTTCTAATGCTTTTACTGTGACTAGGTTTGTCATTGCGCCGAAACCTTGAGCTAACAACTCAGGCGGCAGTCCCTCTGCAATCAATGTGTCGTAGATTTCGTCTAGGTACTCTGCACGTTGAATGATACCTTCTTGCATTTCAGGGGAATAGGTGCTGATATTTTCTGCAAGGAACTTAACGTAGGCTTTCTTTCCCCCAAACTTTTGGTATGTTGCTGTTTTTTGCAAGGCTGCGTAAGCGGCAGGTACGCTTCCCTTTGCTAAACCCAAAATTAATCCGCCACCTAAACCGATGATTTCACCCATCATTGGATCGCCTGTTATACCATATGTTTCATCCCGTTGCTGGAATATGTGTCCGGCTGTACCTGCACCTACCACTAAATACGTGTCAGTGACTCTTGCATCACGAATAAATTTAGGTGTGGCACTCTTACGAGCTATGGCCTGTAGTTCAAGGGTAGCATTATTAATATCTAAATCGAATTTTGCAAGGTCTTGACTGGCTTTTGCGTCGAGTGTACCCCCACGTTTTTTAACCCCTGCGAAGTATGCGGCTCTGCGCTTCTTTAGATTGTTCAAGTAGTTTGTTGCAGATACAACCTCTGCACGTTGACCGACTTGCATAGCAGCATCTTCAACTTGCAAACCTTTAGTTACACGACTACCAACACTGCTTGCAATTACCTTGTCTAGCCAACTAGGGTTTTTCCCTGCCTCTGCACCAGAACGCAAATACTTGTAGTCTTCTAATAATTCATTAAAGTTACGCTTGGTTCCCTTAGAAATTTGCTCCGCATAAAACTCCTTGAATCTTAATACTTCTTTCTTAGAGCGTAATGCAGTTAGCGCGGATGCGGCTTTTGTTGGAAGCATAATTTCCCCGGCAACTTTTGTTACGCGAGGTGCCAATCCTGTCATGGTGTAGATATATTCTTCCGCATCAGCCAGCGAAATTTTCGTTCCTCGTTGAGCCATATTTGCAATCATACGATGGGAAAGAGGCTCCCAGTATGTATCCATGATAGCCTGACGACGATCACTATTTCTTATGTCAAAGTAGCCCAAGTCTATATCTTCATCTTCAAATTTTAGACTAAGATTGTCAGCAGCATCTATGAGTTCACCTACGCCCCACAGAACCATTTGAAAGGGAAACTTGATAGCGTTTTCGCCAACCATACTTGCTATCTTTTCTATGTCTCCCATTCCGGGGGCAGACACTGCGTAGTCGATGATGTCTGCACGGGTGCGAGCATCTTCGATCCCAGCCTTAATCAAACGTTTGTTCATCAAATCAGCAAATAAAGGCTTACCAATTTCGGGATCAATAAAATTTAATGAGCCTAACATCACTGATTCACGGTACAGATCTATGTCCTCTTCAGTCATGTCTTTTGCGTAAATACGCTTAAACTCTGTTACAGGTACAGCTTTACCATCTACAAACTCAACCTCACCCGTTTTATAATCGAATTCTATTAATGGATTTGAATCAGGCAAACGAGTTTGTTCGTATATTAGGTTGTCCCACGGGACATCGAACAGTTCTCCCTCATCATCAATTATCTTTGTTGTTCCAAAGCGGTTAGCAACTTCCAATCGCTGGGCATAGTCCATTCCTTCTGGGAACAAAAGTTCTTCGCCTTGAGCGTTACGAACACCCATAGCTTTTTCAAAGTTTGCTACGACTCTATCATTGTCAAAATTCATAACCTGCTGTAAGGTTACGCCGGGGGTTATTTTACGAGGGTCTTTTACACGAGGCTGTACGTCGGTTTTTAGTTCTATACCCAGAGCAAAGGGTTCGCGTGTAACATCAAACTTGGGGGTTTCAAATCCTGCAGCAACTACCTTTTCTAGTGAAGGAAATCTCTCTACAGGTTCTGGGCGTGACATAGGCTGAGTGTAGCTTGTAGGAGAGCCTTTAGAACCGACGCCCATAGTCGTCAGAACTTTATCTTGCTGCATCTTCAGCATCTGTGCTTCTAAAGTTTGCTGGTCATCAATCGCCATCAGATATCCTTATTTAGCTAAGATTCGTGTAATCTTTGTTTTACCTAGATCTTTCATAGCATCTTCTAGCGTGTCATACGTTTCGCCAAATTTACCCTGTTCCGCATTTATTTTAGCTAGTTTATCCTCGTCGCTCATCTCAGCAGCCGACGAATCGACACCTTGATCTACAGTTGCTCCGGGTTGAGCCAGCCTACTTGCAATCATATCTGCATTTATATCTAACCCAGAATTGCCCAAAGAAAATTCTTGGAATTTCATAGCTGCGTAAGCTTGCATACCACCAGCAGCCATTGCACGAGAATGCTTTTCAATATCCAACAGCATTTCTTTTGCGGCGTTTAGGATTTCAAGTTCTGTACTAGCTTGTCCAAATATACTATCCATCTTCAACGCTTTTAAGATGTTTTGAACGTCTTGGTCAGAAATCGTACGACCACCAGTGCCACCTTGAATAGCTGCTGCCATTGAATACGCAACCATGAAGCGGTAGTAATTCCGAAGGGCAAGGTTCTTTACAGTTTCATCGTCGGAGTCTAACCCCGCTGTGTACTTTTCATATTCCGCTAGGTTCTGTTCACGGGCTTTTCTTTCATCCTCTAGGAATTCTTTTGCACTGTTGTAACCACGTTGTTTTGCTATCTCTTCTACATCTGCAGGGGGAACTTCTGAGAAGCCTGTAAAATAGCGTCTTCCTCTTTCGTCTGTTCCAAAGATTGTATTACGTGCAGCAACAGCAGCTTGACTCTGGGATATAGATTTTAATCCCGGTAGTTTACTTCCGATTGTTTGATTAAATAGGTGCACAGCACCATCAAAAGCAACATAGTATTGACCAAGAGATGTGTTGATATCTATAAACTGACCATCTTCCGTAAAGAAAGTAGCTGTCATCTTGTCAATGACATTAATTGCTGTTGCTGCAGAATCTGCTTGACCTAAACGATAAATTTTTTCTTTCTTAAATTCTCTACTATCCTTGTTGTTTTGTGCTCTCCACAACAAGGCATCCCTGTTAGTACCCGCTACAGGGGGAGAAAAGGCCATTATGAGTGCTGTTCCTTTTTCAAAGTCATTTCCTACTGCTGCGTTAAACTCCACACGAATTTGTTTTTCTAGATCTGGATTGCTTAAAGTTCTTTGGGTTCCTATGCGATTCATGTTTTTCCAAAGAGAAGCTAAGTTAGATCCATCAGGTTGCTTCGTGTGTATTAAGTAATTTACAAAGTCTAACTGAGGCTGATTGTCTGCAAGAAGAAGCTGACCCTGCGGCCCCTTTAAAAGATTTCCCGCTGGATCTTTCTTGTAATTTATTAAAGCCCCGAACCTTTCCTTTGCCCTATTTACTTCGGATTCAGTACCGCCCGGAGACATGTCTGCAATCAAAAAGTCCGCAGCATCCTTATACTTTGGATCAATGGGCATAGCTAAATTAACTTTTGCAGGTATACCGGGTTCATTTGGATCAGCGTTGGGATCTACCATAGTTGCTGGAACTTGTGTTGGAATTTGTGCCACAATAACGTCTTGAGTTGCGCCAGTTTCAGGGGATACACTGTTCACAGCCGTTGCTTCAGCAATCGCTTGTCTAGCGTTTATCCCCGCCCGGATACTAACTTCCTGCTGTAATCCGGGTATTTGCATTAATACTGGATAATTTCTTTCTAATGCCGGAACCAAATCAGCTAACATATCTCGACTAGGGATCATCTCCCCTGTAATCGGGTCTCTAAAAGCTGTGACTTCTGAAATTTTAGCAGCAGCAAAATTTCTCATTTTACCAATACTTTCAGGCGACGACAGGCCAACTTTATTCCAGTCTGTATTGCCAGCACTGTCTTTAGGAAGATTTTCTATCCAATTTCTAAAGACCGTAAGTTGCTCGTTCGGCTTCTTGAAATCTTTGCCAATTACAAAGTGTGCGTCTTTCCCGTCTCCATCTTTGTGCTTGATGTCAAAGAATGCTTGAGATAACTCTATAGCACCCTTCGCCTTGCTTGCAGAGAAAAGTTCAAATTCCTCTACCCGCCTGTTAGTTGTAGGATCTACCTGATAGCCCTTGTTGATTGTAGGTTCAAATTTGGTTCTGTCTTGATTGTACTCGTACAAAGGAATCCGTCTAACAGGACCAATACGATTTCCATTGGCATCTAACGGGTAAGCGTCTACATAAGAATCTAGTACAGCTTCATCTTTTTCTTTTTTAAACGGGTAGTCAATATTACCTGTTCTAGTTTCACCGCTGTATTTTGTTTCACCAATATCCTCTAGTTTTAAGTCTGGATTGGCGTCTAAAATTTCTTGTGTAGTATCCCCCACAACAAGCCTATTATCTTTGGTAACTGCAAGAAACTTTGCTGTTGTTTTTTCTTCTGGTACAGGAACGAATGATTTTTGCGCGGTAGACAAACTGGCAATATTGAACCCTAGCCCTGCAGCAAACTCAGGCGAAACCGACTTTTGACCAATAGATCCCGGTGTGGCTCCTTGACCCTTTACTTCAGCTTGTGTTTTACCGAATACCTGCTTACCTTCTGGGGTAGTTCCTTCAAAAACGAACACAGGCTTGGCAGCTTTTTCAGCCGCAGATGTGTATCCGGGAACGTAGTTGGTTGAATACGAATTTCCTTTGAATGTTCTGTCACCGATAACACGAGCACCCAAGTCGTCCCACGTTCCGAACTTGGTTCCTGTCAGACTAACGATTTGATTTTCTAGTTCGTCTCGTGTACCTACAACACCAGCACTTGTTTCCCAAAGCTGTTTGGTTACCTCATCAGGATCTACAGGCTTAATCTCTCCTGTTCCAAACCGACGGTGGGTAACTGTATAGTTGGGAAAATTTTTATCCAATATGTTTAGCTGTTGGATTGGACCGTCAGGAGTCGTGCGTCCGTATGGCGTAACTATCGATTCGGCTTTGGCAGCCGCTGCTGCTTCTTTCCGTTTCTTTTCTTCTTCTTCCTTTAATGCAGTACGGGTACGATTGCCCTTTATCATTTGGGATATAGCGTATAAGCCTAAAAGTAGTGGATCTGCCATATTACATGTCCCCCATAGCTAAAAAGGACTGCGGTGTCTGTTTTGGTGCAGTATCTTGAACAGGCTGAGACTCCCGCTTTGCCATCATTTCTATTTCCATACGCTCTTGTCGGTTTAGTTCTTCGTTCATTGCTTCGAATAGTTCAGGGTTGCGCTGTTTTAAGATTCTAAAGAATGAAACGTCGTCAACCTCACCCTCTACAATACCTTCTTCTTGGTTGGGGTCTATCATCATACGTGGTTCAAGACCCTCTTCCAAACCCTTGTGGTATAAGTATATACCGACACTGGGCTTAATCAGTTCGGCTACATCGGGCGTGTAGAATCCACTCATAAAACCTTTGAAAGCAATCTGGGAAACCAACTCTTCGATAGATATCCCTGCAGCCATGAGGCGTAGTATGTCGCGTTCACGAGTCGGTTCTTCTAGCTTATCCAAAACAAAGTCCAGAGCCTCATCGGGATTTGTAAACTGCGGCGGTCTTTCCCACGGCCACTGTCCGGGTCTATCTGTAAGGGAATGTCCCGGCGGGGCTGCTACAGCAGTAATCTTTTCCATTGTCATAGTGTTACGACCTTACGATTTAACTTTTTTTGTTGTGTATTTCCGTGTCAACGAAGCGGACGGGCTACTTGCACTTGAAAGGGTAATTGTAGGGGCACTACGAATATTTGGTGTTGGGGGGCCGAATCCCTGAGACATTTGAATTAATTTTTGAGAGACTCGTTGATCTTGAATTGCACGGGATATACGATCAGAGTTACCGAAGGGCATCATCTGGGCTTGTCCGGCACGAGCAAGCGGCTTTGCCCCACTAGGACCGACGCCTCTAATTGCTCCCGGTGTCGGTAGATCGCTCATCTTTGTAGGATCGGTAGGTGGTGTTAAGGCACCCCCTATTAAGTCCCCAACAAAATCCCCTATATCTTGTGTGGTTACATTTGTAAATGAACCTACACTACTTAAAAAACTTTGTGCACCTGCTGGAAGATAGCTAGTCGCAGTATTGAGAGTGGAAGTAACCCCTGCCCCTATGCTGCTGCCTATTTTACCCATAACAGTTTGAAAAATATTGCTCATCTTTTCCCTATCCAAATATCGAATCGATTGCTTTAACTTTTAAGAAGTCATCAAACTGGTCATCATACAGACTTTTACTTCCGGCAATTTGTGCAGATTGCATAGCTGCATTGTGGGCACGTTCTTGCTGATTGTCAGATATTTGCATAGCCCATGAAGCTTGATCTCTATATAGCTGCCACAAATTATTTAATGAGTTCTGATTCAAACCAAGAAGCGTCTGTACGTTCTGCTGATTAGCTGCGTTTTCTGCTGCGGTGTTTGCAGTGTTTATTTGTCTGCGCCAAGCAACGTTGCTTTGATCGATAGTTGATTGCATGTTTGCATTGAACTGTTGGCGGGATGCTTCCATAGACGCATTGAATTGCTCCATAGCATTGCCCTGATTAACGTTAAACTGATCTATAGACGCGGCACGTTGCATGTTTGCTGATTCAATCTGTGAACCTAGTTCTGCAAAAAACATATCAACTTCAGTCTCTGATTTTGCGTTGAATTGTCTAGCCGCATTGTCAGCAGCTTGATCTGACAGCTTCATCTGTACTGCAGACTGATAATTAATTGTATCAGCTTGTTGTTGATTAGTTAAGTTCTGTGTTTCAATCGTAAGAAACGTCTTTGCATTTTGTACTGCTGCAGTCTGTCGGTTGTTAAGATTAGCCATATCCATGTTGGCTAAAGCTACAGCGTTTTGTAATTCTGCTTGTTGTTTATTGTTTAAATTTGCAAGCTGAATGTTTGCATACTTCTCAGCGTCTCTAGCTGCAATTTCTACGCCTGATTCAGTTATGGCTTGAACCATAGCTGCTGCAGCCATAGAACTAGAACCTAGTCCACGCTGCTGCATAATTGCGCTTACTTTTCGTACTTGTGGAGAAGCCCACGGAGGAAGTGCCTGACCAGCCGCAACAGAACTCATAATCTGCCCTAGTTGATACTGGACAGTTGCTTGCGGATCTAAGCTGGCAGTTTGTGCTTGGGCTAAAGAGGCGGGAGATAGTTGCCCTTGAGCAGCATTTACAAGGGCATTAGCAGAAGGTGAACCCTGCGCCGCTTGCATATTGTGTGGGGCAGAAACACTACTTGCTTGATATGTATTTGCAGCCTGTGCTTGCGGGGCTGTCTGATCGTACATGGAAGAACTAAGGCCAGACGGAACAGGCGCAGAAACAGAAGACATCTTAACATTGGTGTCTGTTAAAATTTCTTTTTGATCTTCAACTAAAAGATTAGGTACTATTTCTTGTTTGGGATCTAAGGAAGACTGTTCAGCCTGTTCGGTCTGCTCTTTTACGAGTTCTTCACTTAGAGCGTCGCCTTTTTTACCTGTTAAATCTGCCATACTTAATCCCTACTCAATACTTTATCTAGCTTATCTTCAACCCGGTGCAAAGCGTCCATAACCTTACTCATGTCGTCGCGCAGCTCCATGCGAGTCGCATAGTCTTCGCGTGTCTTGTTAAGAAGGATGTTCAAACGCTTAGTTTCTTTACTTTGTTCAGATAAGAACCAAGCAAGTCCTGCTACAACCAAGCCAATAAGCGTATCTATGAGACTGGTCATCTCCATGAGACTTCCTCAACTGTTATTCATCATCTGCAGATGTCTTGGGATATTTTGCTTTAATTGTAGCAACATGCGTTTGCCAAGCTTCCAAACCGTTCTCTGTAATGTATTCAAGCTGGCTATGCACTGAACCGTAAGCTGCTGTTCTATCCTGTATGTACTGTGGTCTTGGATCTACATACGGAACTTCTTCTACAATAGGCTCCGGTTTTTGACTAGCTGTGCTTATAGTTCCTTCAGATACAAATGAGGGGGCTGCACCAATCTTTGGTCTAAACTCCCACGCTTTATCATCAAGATCTTCCTGCGTCATGTCAGATGCAAGAACAATTTCTGCCCAGCTATTATCACTATAGCGTATGGTAGCCACACCATTTTCAATTTTTTCTACAGTATACTGTGTCATTACCACTTCTCCATCGGACACTTAGCATTTTTAAAATGCACCTTTATTTTCATAATACACATACATTTTTTGCATTGAGACATACTTTGTCTGTAAAACTCGCACTCTTTGCAAATGTCTAATCGTTTTTCAGGCGTCATACCTGACCGCCTGTAATTGTACCGTTGTTAGTCAACGTTACATTTGATATACCTTGAATAGCGGCACCAGCAGCACCGCCACCAGCACCAGCAGATCCAGCCGCACCATTTGATACATTGCCATTTGCACCTGCGGTTCCATCTGATCCTGATGCGCCAGTTGCTCCAAATGCGCCACCAGTGCCCCCAGTGCCACCAGTGCCACCAGCACCAGCATTTGTTCCACCAGCCGCACCGCCAGAACCACTAGAGCCAGCACTTGCAGTTTGATTGTAGCCAGCTCCAACGCCACCAGCACCGCCAGCCCCGCCAGCACCGCCTGTCGAACTGCCTGATGATACAGTTCTTCGTCTAACTTGACGACCATCCCTGTTGTTTTCGCTATCTGAGCAAAATTGAGCACCACGATGATACTCATAACCGCCATATGTTTGAGGTGTGTTATTAAACCCGCCAGCCGTATAGCCTACCGTACTAGAATTCCAGCGCACTCTCACACCGTTGTTCCAAAACATCCAGCCGTAATCAATACTATCTTCGTTACAATTGTACTGAGCACTGCCAGTTTGATAGGCAGTAAAAGATCCGTAAGAAGTAAAAGATCCGTTGCCGCCATTACCGCCGTTCCCTCCAGAACCGCCGCCGCCGCCACCAGAACGAATAGTGCCATTATTAATAAAAGTGCAAGCAGTAGCAGCTTCAAATGCGTCGCCACCTGCGGCACCTGCACTACCCCCAGCACCAGTAAGTGTGCCATTGTTGGTTACAGTAATTGTGCCAGCACCACCAGAATTAATCTCTAGGGCTTCTTCAGCAGTTGAGGTTGCCCCCAATTCAACGCCACTATTGATAACAATCTCTTTTGGGTAATCGACAGCGAAGTCGTCTCCAAATAATGTAGAGGCGTTTTGATTTGTAGCAGCGGCAGAAAAAATAAACTTAAAACCTCTAGCAGTGCCACGAAAATTATCTATAGTAATTGTACCACTTGTCGGTACAGTGGATGCTAAATTTGTTCCAGTGTTGTTTGCCGCCTTCGATCTAACATGACTCCCGCCACGATACATCTCAGATAGACTAATTGCACCAGAGCGTCCCCACTCCGTGCGAATATCACTCATACTAACTGCGCCAGTTCCTATAGCCATTATGGTGTCCCAAATGCTGTTATATCGTCTGCTGAAGTGACTGCACCGTCGGAAGCTAACTTAAAGACTGTGGTGCCGTTATATTTGAACAACAAATCATTGTCCCCGGTGTCTAACTCTATTGACCACTTAGAAGAGCCAAATAGTATTGAGTTGCCGTTGGTGTCGAGATCGCCGCCAAGCTGTGGTGTCGTGTCTTCAACAACATTAGCTATACCAGAAGCACCAAGATCATTATTAAAGCCCGACAAAGCAATGTTTGCTTTAGTTAGTTTCTTTTGGTTTCCAGAAGAATCAACTACCGCAAAAAAATCCCCGTCACCGTCTGAAACCGACGTGGTGAGTTCGTTCAGGTCAAGCGATAGAGTGTGAGAAATACCTTCCCCAGATGTAGCACCCGTAGACGCCAGACCTGTTCCGGCTGTAATATCAGACGTGTAATCCCCTGTTGTGTCTGTGCCCAAAGCAACTGAGTTGGCTTGAATTGTAGCTGTGCCTGTTACGTTACCTGAACCGTCAAATGAGGCTGATGTCCATACCACATCGCCTGTCATACCAATTGTGCGTCCCGTTGCAAGGGCAGTAGCCGTGTCGGCATTACCAGTTACGTCGCCCGTTACGTCGCCCGTTACGTCGCCTGTAAGATCTGCTGTTATTGTCCCCGCAGAAAAGTCACCACTTGCATCTCTAAATACAATGGTGCTTGCTGTATTAGCGTCGGTTGCATTTGATGTAACAGTAAATGTTCCGGATTCTGCGTTTACGGAGCCGCTAAGACCGTTGCCTGACGTTGCCCCCTGTTCAACGTAGGAACCTGTTGTTTTAGTTCCTAGCGCAATAGAGTTTGCAGCAATTGCTGTTGCTGTAACAGCGTTAGCCGCCAAACCACTAGATGTGATTTGTGGCCCCTCTCCTGTTGTTCCATCGTGACTGTGACCAGTAGACGAGTTAAATGCAGCTACAATTGCATCAAACTCACCATCCAAATCAGCAGCGTTAATAACGTTACCGTCTGCAATATTGTTTGGGGTATCGTTACGAGTATATCCTGTACCCATATCTATTATCTCCTTCCATAGAGTCCGTATTGTATGGTTGCAGAGTCTATGGTAAATGTAGAGTCAAGTGTCTGACCCAATGTTTCGTATAGGATTGATACGGTAAATCCTGAACCCGTTACTGGCTCATCATAAATATATCTAGCTTTGTTGCCGTACGTTGATGTGCCAAATACGCCAGCACCAAAAACAACAGATGTCGCACTTGCATTGTTTAAAGTAACTGGCAGTGGTTGTATTGAACCTGACTGATCAAAATCGTATTTAATAGACATCTGTAGTTCAAATACACCGTTTGTATCTATGAAAGTTGTATTTCTAAATACTGTTTTACGTAAGTTAGGATCTTGCAAAGGCACAAACGGTGTAGCAAAAGTAGCTGTTATGTTTGTACCGTCGAAAGTATTACCCTGTTCCATTCTATATACGTAGTTTGTGTCGTTTGCAAAATATATAAATTCTGTATTCCCATCGTATTCACTAAATGTAGAATAGGCCTTAAAGCCACGCAAGTCGTTCCACGATATACCTTCTTGCAATTGTGTTGCGGCTATTGCCTTAGATGCTGCCGGTTGAACTGTCACGTTATACCCAAATATCCTATACTGGCTTTTTTCTCTGATGACTATACTACTAAACGAGGTACTACTAGAAACTAAATCTAGCACATCCTCTTGGATAGGCTTCGATATTACCCCTAATGCAAAGTCACCAACACGGTCTGTAGCAGAAAACGTTCTGATACCGTCTGGCCCTAAAAAAAGTATATCACCGCCTATCTCTTGAATAGTGTCTTCAGCAATACACCCCAGATCTTGTGAAACGGGCTGCAGGGTAAAATCTGCTACACTGCTACCTACAATACGATTTATCTTATTTTCACTAAAAATAATTAGCTGATCACGAAAAACAATTAAACCTGTTACATTATCAGCTATATTTATTATACCACCCCCAGAAGCACTTGTAAAGTCATCATCTTCATATGGAGCAGAAAAAATAACTTTTTTACCGCTTGCAAGAAACACGTGGTTCTTAAAATTTATTACGTGACTACATGCTAAAGTATCATTATCCAAAGATGTTAGTTCTTCAAACGTCAAAGTATCAAACCGAAATGGTTTATTTGCACTATCACCATCGACTAAAAGAAACTTTTCGTTGCCGTCAAAGTCATACTTTAAAAATCTAACTTTACTAGATCCGGCTCCGATGTTAACCCCCGCACTATTAAAAGTAGCATTATTGGTTATTTCAGTCCAACCACTGCCTGATGATCTGTATACAGACGTGCCCCGTGCTACATATACATTATCCTTGTAGCGAAGAATGCCTCTAATCAAGCCGCTTCCCGGAATATCATTATCATCAAACTTTTCAAACCCTTCAATACGGCGATACCCACCAAAAACCGACGGTTCAAAGTTTCGTAATATTCGTGCACTTCCGGGGGCGGTTATGCCATGCTGCAACGGAGACAGGTTGGTTATTAAGCCCCCCTTCAATTCGAATATGTTAGTATTCCAACGATCTGGCATCTAGATGGCCCTTGCGTATACATTTTCGTTTACATTCTGTGTACGCATACGTTTCATACCTTCCTCAAATTTCCTAAAAGACAATTGTGCAGACTCTAAGTTATCGCGGAACATATATGCGTAATACATTCCGCCATCTACAATTACATGTCGATAGCGAAAAGGAATGGTAGGAACATCTGTATCATTGGTTAAATCTGCAGGATACATGTAATATTCATACTTCACAGAATACGCAGCATCTGGAATCGGTGCAAAAATAATGTCGCTGTCTTGTGCACGTACAACGTATTCTGGCGCAGACCCTTGAGATGCGACTTTGTATTCTTCGTCAATAAACCGACTCACATATTCGTCGTAGGATAGTTGTGTTAGTTTACGAGCACTTTCAACAAGAGGTGTAGTCGTACGCTGCAAACGAACGGTATCAAAATCTACGTACTTTGAATTGGTTGGCAGAGGGTATCTCAACTGACCTGCAGTCAAGGTTATCTCATCAAAGTTATGATTAAAAGGCCATGCAAAGTGTGATTGGTTAATATCCCGGATTGCAGCGTTTACAGAATCTTTTAGTTGTGCGTAGACACCTGTAACAGTGGGAAAATTAGCGGAAGTTAGCTCTGTCTCATTTAACCGACGGGCAATATCATTTGTTAATCCTAAAAAATCGTATGCCATCTAGTTTTTCTCCACGACACGAATTCGTGCTTCCTGCTCAAATATAGTCGAGATGCTTGTCGTCATCCGGCAAATAATATTGTATTCTTGAAAGTTGGTTCCCAAGCCCAAGTACAAAGTAGCTACTGTGTCTGTATTTGTGTTTGTTACATGTTGAAGCCCGTTTACAATATCCCCTTGTGCAAAAGTTATAAACGAATCTGTTGTTGCATCGTAGATCTTCCAAGCGACACTGCTAATTGTGTGTGTTTCTAAAATATTAGTCCAGTCGATAGAATAATCTACCTGATCATCTGGATCTTTATCTTGCCACTTGATAGACATTGTTATGCAACCCTTCTTGCTTGTGACGGGGTTAATATGAATGTTCGAACTTTACTATATCCAAGCACAGGAATGACTAAGGTTATGCCTGTATACGTTCCTGCACCGATAGATCCTGTCATACCTACGGATGTAACACGATGGATGTTTGAAAAGGTAAAACTACCAACAAATCCTGTAGCACTAACACCAGTAATACCTTCGTCCGGGTTTTCGAATACGGTGTTGACAGAGCCTGTTGCAGATACGCCTGTCGATACAACTTTTAAGTTTTCGCGTACACTGCCTACGCTTCCAGTTGCTGATACACCGTCTACAACTGTGGTTTGTGATGGGCCGCTAGCTATAACGCCGCCTGTTTCGGCTGTAGCCGATACGCCAACAAGACGCTCTGATATGTCAATTTCGAATCCGTTGACAGCTACAGTTTGAACTTGGCCTGTGCCTGAAACACCCGTTAAAGTTACCAAGCTTGGGACTACGCCGTATTCAGCTTTTCCGTATTCCCCCGTGCCGTACTTAGCAACAAAAGCGGAATCAAAAGCAACACTTATAGTATTGCCCATAGAATTGCCGTGAACAGTACAGTAATACCTTAGTTCTACAGGGGTAGCAGCCCCTACAATTATCTGTACTTCAGCCCCTGCCTGACCCGCTGCGTTTGTTACGCTAACGTCAGTATTATAAATAGCCCCTGAACCATCTTTAAATCTAAGTGGATGACCAGAGTTACTACTATCTGATAGGTCAAAAACGTATGTATTACCTCTACTAAAACTTAGCGTTGGATTAGGAGAACCATCTATGTAATAGACGTTTCCTGATCCGGAATTCGCTACAGTAACAGTATAGGTAATTGTAGCCATGTTTAGGCTATCCGAATAACAGCGTTACTTGCATCGGCTGCAGGGAATTCAATAGTCAAGTCACCTGCTGAAGCACTAACTGTGCCGCCAAAGTCGATTACAGCAATTGCTGCGTTACTTGCGGCAGTGTTGTAGATGATACAACCATCGGCAGACAAGGTTACGTTGGTAAATACTTCGTCTGTAAAGTCAACGATTGCAGTGGTGCCATCTGTGGAGATGCTTGCACCGTCAAGAACTTGACCACCAGCAGTGTAGCCAGTTCCGCTTGCTTCGTCAGAGTTGCCTGTTACATCTGAATAGTTGGTTGTTGCTGCACCATAAGTTCCGCTAGGGGAAGCTTTAATTAGTGCAAGTTTAAGAGAGTCTGTGTCGAGGTCGTGCGTACCGCCCAAAAGTTCAGACTTGAACGACGTGCACATCGCGGTTGTGATTGCCATTGGGTTACTCCTTCAGGGCAGTTAACGATTTGGTTCGTAAAATTCTTCGGCTGCTACTACTACCGTAAGTGTATCTACTGTACCTGCAGCAACTATAATCTTGTCTCCTTCATGGCAGTACAAGGGCTTGTCTACTGTAAATATAGACTCGCTACCCTTACCTTCCACAGCATGTGAAGAAAACAATGTGTGAGTGGTCGTAGTATCAGCTTCGTAAAATTTTAAGGTGTAGTTACGGTTGCTGTTGTCACTATTAGTAATTAAAATGTGTTCAATGTGAGAGGAAAAGTTAATGGGGACAATATAACAGTCTGTGTCACTTGTAGTTGACAGAGCCGTTGCATGAGTTACAAACTTAGAACCTCCAGATAATACGGGCATCAGTTTACTTTCTTACTATGATGTATTTATTTTTACCAATTTGTTTCAGGTCTTTGCTTTTTAGTACAGCAGGTGGGGATGTTCGCCTCATACACTGAGGTTTTAGGATTTGGGATCTAATAAGCTTAACACTGTTCTGTGTTTTTTCCAAAACCAATCCCCTACTTTTGTAAACGGTTTACCTGCATACAAAAAACTAAAACCGACGCATTTAATCAAATAGCGACGGGCGGATGTCATAGTCATCCTCAAGCCAATCAAGGGTACATAGGCGGTAATGCGCTTCAGACCAGTCTTTAACAGCCTTGTCCATAGCAAGTAAGTCATTTTTAGAGTTTTTAAAAACATATTCTGCTGTCTTCTTTTTTGATTCATAGGTGTGGCGGAGAGCGTCTATTGCAAGTTTGTCCATGTTAATCCCCTTCGAACTTATTATAGACTAAAAATGTAAATTAGTCAAGTTATTTCGGAAGAAGGGCAATAGCTGCGAATAATAACCCGGCTGCTGTTGCTACAATTAAACTAATCAAAGCAGACTGTTTCAAACCTTCGACGAACTCTTCGTGTTCCTGTTGCGCTTTTATTTTAGCTTGTCGCTCTGCTTCTTTTGCTTCTTGTATTCGTCGTGCACGTTCATCAACGATGCTTTGCCAAGTTCCGGGACCGAACCTCATGTCAACGAGGTTTCGCATTTCATTGATCTGTTCTTGAGCGAGTCGTGCATCGATAACTTCTTGTGCAACCGACTTGATACCGAACTGGTCGCCTATGCTAGTCCCAGACTTTTTAGCCCGTTGTTGCTGGACTTGTTTTTCGCCAGTGAGGAGATTGTCAATATGCCCTGCAACTTCCCCTACATCTTTAGCGGTGTTAATTGCAGACTTTATTCCCTCGACAGCACTCTTCACTAATGCGATACCCGCAAGAGTCTCTGCAATCATCTCTGTTCCTCATTCGTTGTTGGTTAGGTTGAAACAGGGTCATTACGTTTTTCGGCTAGTCTTTTTTTCTTCAACATACTTTTAGCATCCCTTGTAGAAGGAAAACCCGGCGCAAATTTTCTAACTCTACCTGCCCCAATATTTGCACGATGCTCCGTTTTTTGTCTTTGAATAATAGTATTCATTTCATTGGCACCGTCATCCCCTCTTAGTTCTTCACTAGGAGCAGCTTTACGCGGGGCACCAGAATAATTTTTTCCGTTTGGTTTTACTTCTATTGGCATTAGGTAAACGCGACCTTCCTTCCCTTCTTCATTAATTCAATAGCTTTGTCAGTTGGTTTATCTGGTACATATATACCGCCCGATTCTAGTTTACGAGGGGGCCTATCAAGCACACGCATATCATATTCGAGAGACCTTTGTATATCTGATTTGTTTTTTTCAGCACTTTCCTCTGCGGGTCTTCCTTTAGACATTTTACCTTGTCTCCCTGCTACGCATGGCACCACGCGGTTGAACTTTGCCGCCATACATCTTTTGAGATTTGCGATAATCTGCATAATCGGATGCACTACCGAAATAGCTAGGCAGTTCCATACCCTGCTCTTTATATATGTCTTTAATATTGTCTATGTTATTTTCATAGTATTTCTTGTGCATACGATAAGGTGCACTAGAAGGAAAGGGCTTGGCTACACCACTAACTTCTTTCGGTTCCTCTTTAGCCATTCCTATTTTTTCTGCTATAGTTTTCATTAAAATTCCCCTGTCTTCATCGCATCCGAAAGTATACGTGCCCTTCGGCCTACCTGCCGTGCCCACTTCGAATCCATCATTTCAAACCCTGCAGCTTCAAAGTTTTCTTCGTGGATTGCAGACCACATCTTCTTAAATTTGCACAGACGGGGTACACCCATGTTGAATGCCATGTCCATCAGGACGAGTTGACGAACAGCATCCAAGTTCTCTACGCATTCGTGAACTCTACACAGTTCGCTTTCTACAATCTTGATGTCGTTCATTGCAAGAAATCGCGCATCGGCTTCGGTAATGCCGTGCTGATACACAGTTTCCATATTTGGAATATCTAGGTAGGCAAGCTCTTCTTTGCTAATGCCTCTGTCTTTCAAGTTACGACCGATACCGATTGTGTCGATACCAAGCGTGTCCTGATAGACTTCAAGAACCATACCTTCGTGTTCGATAAGTTTATCTAAGAAATGCGACGCATTATACTTCATCGGTTTTCCCCGAACTCTTCCATGAGGTTGTCTATATGAACTCTAGGCTGTGTTCTATCCATGTACTTTTCGTATGTACCCCGTACAGCGTAATCTACAAGGGCATCATAGTCCCAGCTAAGTACGTAGTTTTTTACAGCAACCTGTATATCTTTTTCTTTGTAGGTCTGTACTTTAGTTCTTGTAGTAGGAAATCCCTCAGTGTTTTCCATCTTGAACATAGACATTATATTTCCAACGCTCCTACGATACCACACTTATATTCAACAGATGCCCACGAACCATCTTTTGGTATCTCTTCGTATACCTGTCTGTTTCGTTCACATTTATTTTCGTTATCAAACCACTGAACTGTCTGATTAAAACATTTCCCTTCTGCTGTACAAACAGTCAACACCAGTGCCCAAATTACAGTATTCATTCTTTTTTGCCCTTGCTTTCTTGGCCCATCCAGATACCAAATATACCAGTCATAACACCCATGATAACGGAAACAAACGCTGACTGTTGCATTGTGGGGTCTTCAAGATTCATAAACCACTCTGCACATCGCCACGACATTAACACAGATGCAAGCATTGTCATACGGGCAATAAGGTTGTATTCAATCAGCTTTCTTAGCCAGCTCATTTCTATTTCTTTCCGAAGAATTTCGTTGCCGCTCGTGTTCCAAAGCTTGCAGCAACAATCGTGCCCAAGCTGTACTGGTACCATTGAGGCATTTGCTCCAATTGTTGAAATCCACGAGATACAAGTTCTTCCATTCCCGGTATGAAGGCTAATATTAAAGGTATACTAAATAAAATAGTCAGCCATTCGTCTTTCCATGAATGCTGACTCCCGCGAGCCATCTCCAAATCCCAATCGATTTCTCCGGTGGCTTTCTTTTGCATGACGATAGCTTCAGCTTCTGCCTTTGCTACCTTAGTCTTGGCTTGGGCTTTTTTCTCTTCGACCTTACCGTTTAACCAAGTTCCGGCTAGGTCTGCTATCGGGCCGACAAGTAGGTTTAGCATTTCCACCTCTTTCGTGCTTGACGCAACCGACTATTCGGGTTGGCTGCTGCTTTCGGAAACTTCTTCATCTGTCCAGCAGAACGTGCACAGAAAGACTTGCGACGCTTGGCATCTTTGCTCCCCGGCTTAACTTTCCCCGTAACAGCAGTCTTTAGTTTGCTGCCGGGGTTCTTTTTGCGATAGGCAGCAACCCCAGCCTTAGTCATTCCCGCACCAGACTTTGTGGGGCGGAAGTTCTTCTTGTTACGGGCTGGCATCTTGTCAGGCTTTCTTGGTGCCACTTTTCTTCCTTTTCTTACCTGATGCAGTGACAGACCACTTTACTTTGCGTGGACCTGTCTTTTTAGCTGCTTCTTTTTTAGTAATTCGGCTGGCGACTTTAGCTGGTCTACAAGCTGGATAGGGACGTTTCTTTTTCTCAGAACCAGACCGACCACATTTCTTGCCAGTCTTTACGTCTCGCCAGTCTTCCTTGAACCATTTGGTTAAGCCGCCTTTTGGTTTAGCCATTATGCGTAAGTCCCGCCACGCTTCTTGTACGTTTTTACCAACCAAGCGTTTGCGTATGCGCTAGGATACACATCAAACTTACGTTTAGCCTCTGCCTTTACCTTTGCATAAAGTGCTTTATTTTTAGGTGTAGGACTTCCAGACTTTTTCTTTGGTGTAGTCTTTTTTCTAGGTGCCATGACTACGCCTTTACTAATTTGTAGCCTTTTTTCTTGGCTGCAGCACGGATAGAAGCAAGAGTCATTGCTCCACCTTTTGCTGAACCTTTAGCTTTACCACCTTTTGCATAACCTTTAGATTTCATAGCCATGCGTGTTTTACCGCCTTTAGCCATACCCTTTGACTTCATACGACCACCACGAGCCATACCCTTACTTTTCATCATCTTCTTCATCGTCGCTCTCCGCATATAGATTATCAAATACCCGTGCTGTATCCTCTACATAGTTCGGGTCTTGTTTAGAATGGTGAACCCACTGACTAGGAGTGAAGTCCGGTGGGCCATCTCCCGTTACAAACCAAGCAGGGTTCGTTACCCTCACTCTGTTATTGGGCAGTGCAACTATGTTGCCTGTCCACTCACCAGCATCCAACAGTTCTAGCACGTGGCTTTGTTTGTGTTGGGCTGGGTCGTCTGCTACTTCAGTATCTGTGTAGTCGATTGTGAAGTAGTATTTTGCTGGAAAGAAGTTTCCATCTATCTTAGCCAACCACGGGCTGGGGGTCGCTCTATTCAAAACAAACACCGAATGATGATGTGATTGGCAATCCCACGGTTGAGCCAGATACGTTGGCATTGGTGTAGGCCATTCTTCAAACGGAGTGTCACCTACAAGGGCTGTGAGGGGCATTCTTGCCCACATTGCTCCGCCGTGTATGTTTTCTTCTTCGTCACACCCTGTAAATAGAACCTGAAAAGACAGGGTTTTCATAGGTAGTGTTGTTACCGCTATGACCATTGCATGAAGAAACTCCCCATGATATCGGTCAAAATTAGTTGTGTATTCTCTTCTTACCCAAGCTTTAAAGTAAGGTATATTACTTGTGATGTAATTCATGGTATATCTCCCGGCAGGTTTACACGCTTATATCACGTCGTTACCGGGGTGTCAAGGGGGCAAGTTGCCCTGCCCCCCGACAGTTATTTAGGCAAATGCAGCGTTAGCAGCGGCAGTTCCCATTGGAACCATCACGGCGAATGCACGTACTTTACCATCAAAAGCTGCAGTGATAGCTTTCATGTCGATAGTATCAGCAGAAGCGTAGAACTTTGCTGCAGTACCGATTTCCTGCTCACCAGCAGTTGCGTCTGCGTCGAGGTCTGTAACCCAAGTGTCGGCGGCAGCACCGTCACCTACGTCCAGAGTACCAGCGTTACCGCTGGAAGTTTCCAGACGAATACCTACAGCAAGAACAAGAGTGTTAGCAGGAATGCTGAACACGTCAATGTCTTCGTTCAGGGCAAGGTTAGTAGTGGAAAAATCCAATACTGCTTCTTGCACGTAGGCTTTTGGACCTGCAGAAACTGCTGCAGAGTTATCAGTAATTGCGTAAGTAGCCATTCATCAATCTCCTTATTAAGCAACAGTATCTACAACACCGCGAACGAGTGCTTCTGGGCGAAGGACTTTACGTCCAAACACATGAAGACCACGAACGATGTCGGAGAAAGTTTCAGTTGACCGAACTACTTCGGTTTTTGCAATGTGAGATGCAGTTGCAACGGCTGACATGTGACCAGCCAAAACAACAGATTCACCTGCAGCATCAGTAACACCAGTGATGCTGATTGCATCTGTGCCACCTGCTACCAGAGCAGTTGACTTGTAGCAGTTAAAGCCAGCAATCTGACCCTGCATTACAAGACCGTTCCGCAGTGGTGAAGTACCGTCACCAGTTACCTGTACTTCTGCAAACTTTGCACCTGCTGAAAACAGCTTTGCATAGAATGCAGGAGAAGCAACAAACCAACGATTTTCTTCTGGAACAGACTGCTCGTCAAGTTCTTTTGCCATTTCAAGCATCAGATTGACAGCATTGTCTGGAGCAGTGTGAACTGCAATTGGTGTAGCAGCAGTACCCAAAGCAGTGTTGGTTGACAACAGACCACCAGTCAGTGATGCGTCGTCGGCACCAGCAAGACCAGCACCGTCAGCAATTGCTTGCAAGACGTTGAAGTCGTACTTCCGCTTCAAAGAGTATGCACCTGAAGAAGTAGCCAGTGCCTCAAAGTTTACATGAGACTGACGCTCTTCGATGTCATCGATCTTGAATGCGAAAGCGTTGGCTTGGTCAACAACCATAGTTGTTTGGTCGTCAGCCAAGTCTTGTGGAGAAACCACTGAGCCACGTGAGTATGCGGATACAGTGATTGTTGGTTCTTTGATGATACGAACCGTATCGCCAAAATTCTCAATTTCGCCAGCGTAGTCGGTATTTGTGATGTCTTCAGCAACCGAAGCGCGACGGAAAAACTTGAGAACTTTTTGGCTAAAGATTTCCGGTGTAAAGTTACCGGAAGGCAGGTTATTGTAACCTGAAGCCGAATTAAAAGCCATTTGCTTTTCCTTCCTTCATTTTTGAGGTTTAAGATTGGTAGTCGATTCGCCCTTCAGCCCGTGCAGCGTCCAATTCAGCTTCGTGCTTTTCGAACTCCCACGGTTTCATCTTGGCGATTTGTGAAGCTTTCCAAATCTTTTTATCACCCGTTGCTTCAGACGAAATGTCCTTCGCTTTTGGCGATCTAACTGCAGTAGCTGCAGCTTCGTTAGATTTAGATTGTTTCTTTTTTGAGATACCTTGATCTGCTTTGTACAGGTCTAGGACTCGTGAGGCCCAACGAGCGTCGGTATTGTTTTTATAAATACCATCCGAAATACTTTCGGGCTGCTCTTGTAACCAAGTTAGGAATTTCTCATCTGTTTTGATTTCGTCAAAATCTGGATGATTCCTTGTTAGTTCACGGTACGCAGCTTGAACCTGTGTTTCCTTTTCACGTTCCCGCAAAGTCTCTATTTCTTGTTCTAAAGTCTGAGATCTTTCTGAAGCTTTCATCGAAGCAATTGTTTCGACTACGCCGTATACATCAGGGTACTCTTCTTTGAACTTTTCTAGTTCTTCTGCGGTTTTAGGAAGAGAAATGTTTGACTGAGATGCTTGAGACATAGCGGATTCCAGTTCTTTTTCTCGTTCCTTGAAGCTTCGAACCTTATCGTCGTAGTGTTTTTTAAGATCATCATACCGTTTCTTATAGTCGTGGTCTGATGATGTTTCTTGTTTTGTTTCTACAAACGATTCGTTTGATTCTTGTTCTTCAGCCTCCTCTTGTTGGGCTTCTACTTCAGAGGTTTCTTGATCGTCTTCTTCGTACACTTCGTCTCTGTACTTACCACGATAAAGTGTTTCACTGTTGATTGTCCCAAAGGAATCATTAGGTTTGTTTGCGCGGTGACCGCGTACTTTTTTTGCCATTTTATTTACCTCATGTTGCGGGGCTACATGGCTGTAGGTAGCCGCTCCGGTTGTGCTGGGGCCGCGTTGCGGGTAGCCAGCGATTATTTAAGAGCACGGAGCACTTTAGTGGCGTAGTTTGGACCTTCGCCATAAGATGCTAAAGCTTTTTGTAAGCTGTCGTGATCTTGTAACTTTTGCATTAATGTTATGTTTGCAATTGTATCGTAGTGTTTTTTGTGTAGATTTGGATCTATTTGTCCTGTACCATACCTACCATACAACTTTTTAATATCATCTGGGGTGGATACCTTTTTACCATCCCTATACATAGCTCTATATTTTTCTATGTTTATTTTATCGTCGCCCTGTTGGATAAGAAGATCCATATACTGTTTTTCTTCATCACCTAACATATCGTAAAATTTGCTACGGGTTTTAATGTCTTTTAAAGTGCTTGCAGTTATTTGCATAGGACCAAACGCCGATGAGGCTGCTTTCTTACGTTTGATGCCTGTAAATATATAGGGGTTGTCTTCAAACCCTTTTATTTCTACAGTTTGTATTGCAGATTTAATATCACCAAACCTACGACCAAAATACAAATCATCATCTATTGACGGGGGTGGTTGATCAAGAAACCCTGAACCTTGCGAAGTGGGTGTGCCGGATATTTTGGGACTGTCTGGGCCAATTACCTGAGAAACAAACCCTCTATCTATCTCGGCTATACCCCCTTCGTTCAAACCAACGCCGCCGCCGTACTTAGCTTGTCTGCGCTGTACTTCAGGTTTACCTTTGTCGTTTAACTTATCTAGGAATCCCTTGCCCTTCATCTTTTCAATTTGGGCAACTACTTCAGGCTCTATGTGGCGTTCACCATCAGAAAGTGCAACATCTACCATAGGTGCATCTTTGGGTTTCTTTACTTTCTTTTCAGCTTTTGCTACCAAGCTGTCAAGCATACCCTCGTATTTTTCGTTGGTAGGTTGGTTTACGATAAACGAACCTTCCTTCACGCTGGTAAATCTATTGTCTGCAATAGACTCTTGTTCGTTTACAGAGTCGGGGTCTTTGTTTACGAAGCCGTTGGTTACGTTGCCGCCGGGAGCATACTCTACACGTCCGCCTGAAGCATGGCCTAGTCCGCCATAGCCATCGCTTTGTGCTTCACTACCATCGGAAGCACCACCCCCTGTGTGACCGCCGCCACCGCCACTATTTGTTCCGGGATCTCTTCCAGTTTCCATGCCTAGCCCAGTAGCAGATCCCATCCCCGGC